AAAAGAACTTATAACCCATGAACATGCTAACAAAACAACTTAAACGTAGCTTATATCTTGATGATATTGTTTTGGAAAAAATTAAATATTTTAGTATCTTAGTATTGTACTAAACCCTTTTTCCGTGCCCTATAAACCCATACCTGGAGTATACCGTATTGTAAACAAAGCAAACAACAAGTTTTATATAGGTAGTGCTGTCAGTATACATGCCCGTTTTAGACAACACCGTAGACTGCTTTCTCAAAATCAACACTTTAACACACATCTTCAAGCTGCTTGGAATAAGTACGGTGAAAACAATTTTATGTTTGAAATAATAGAAAGTGTACCTAAAGAACTGTTAATGAAAGCTGAGCAATACTGGATTGACCTGTGTTCTGTAAATACTAGTAAAATCGGATACAATAAAAGACTTCAAGCTAGTACGAACTTAGGTATAAAAGCTAGTGAGCAAACAAGAAAAAAGTTGAGTTTAGCTCACATAGGTCACAAACGCAGTCCTGAAACTCAGACTAAAATATCTGCTACACAAAGCAAACCAGTGTGTCAAATAGACTCTACAGGTAAAATAATAAAAACCTATTCTTCTTTACAAGAAGCTGTAAAAGCCACAGGTGTTCATAGTCCTGGTATAAGCATGTGTTTAAATGGAACTATGCAACGTACTGGTGGGTACTACTGGTGCTTAAAAAGCAACATAGAGTCTTTTAAAATACCTAAACCTAAACAACGCAAGCATCCTACTAAAAACATTATACAATATGATCTAGCAGGAATAATTGTAAAAGAATGGTCTTCTATAACAGAAATAGCAAGAGAGTTCAACGTGTCAAACTCATACATGACACTTGTTTTAAAAAGTAATAAACCCTATAAAAACCACATATGGAAGTACAAAAACTCCGAAGGAGTCTTTACTTAGATGACTGCCGTACACCAACAACGACCATTCCAGGATATGAAGAATGGGTAGTAGTGAGAAACTATAAAGAGTTTGTTGATTGGATTAGTAAGAATGGTATTCCAGATCTTATTAGTTTTGATCATGATCTTGCAAACGAACACATGACAGACTATATAAATCAAACAACTGCACAAGGATATCAAATTCCTGATTATGAAAGCTATAAAGAAAAAACAGGGCTTGATTGTGCTCAGTGGTTAGGAGAATATGTACAAAAGAATAATGCAATGTTAAACTCTGTATGTGTACATTCACACAATCCAGTGGGAGCTACCAACATACAAAGTTATATTAACGGTCTTAAAAAACACATGGGATGGGAGCAAGATTGCTATCTCGGCCGTCATCCATTTATAATAGAAACTAATAAAAATTAAATATGGGAATACAGGATATCCGTTTAAAATTTCTACCTAAATACCAAATACTTATTGGTATTAATGTTAATGTTATTCAAACGTTTGAAACATCTACAGAAAAATATTATGATGGTGTAGACATAGAAGTTGGTATAGGAATATTGTTATTTAGTATAACAATATTAAATAAAAAAGGGAATAGTTAACCCCCCCTTTTTTTATCATCTTCTTTTGAAAGCATCTTCTACTCTCACTTCAGGATTATAAAGTTCATAAAAGTTCATAAAACCTGAAACGTCATAAATATCTTTCATAATTTTAGCATCTCCTTTATCAAATATACCTGTCTTTCTTTGGTAGTAAGCAGCTCTATCTATCATTTCAGAATCAAAAACTTGTGCTCCACCTAAAGCAAGACCATGCTCAGTAAGTTTAATTACACGAGTGATGTCTCTACCAAAGTTAGTAAAAGAAGTAAATTGATTAATATATTCATCTATAGAACCAATAACAGGAACTGGTACCATTGAACGAGTTTCACGCTCAGTTTTGATATAAATAGCCAAGAGTTGATAAGCAATATTCTTGGCTATTTTATCATCATCATCATCATCCATACGTTTTACCATACTTTGTAAAAAAGTACCAAGAATATATAACATAGAAGCCATTACTATTTCTCTTACAGCATAATAAGCTTTTTTTGCATAGAATGGAGAGACAGAATCATCTTTACCAATCATACCTGCAAAAAGCTTCCAACGATAGTAGTATAAACCACGTATTAAAGCATTATAATAACCCATTGCCACCTCACCAGATTCAGCACTATCTCTTCTAGCACCAAAACGGTTTAGTACAAAAGGCATTAAGTACTTACGATAGAATACCAAGAACCTTCCAAGAATACCACGTTCTGCTCTGGTCTTATCTGCTGATGCATAGTTACCCTGAGTTCTACGTATTTCAGAATATATAGCACTCATAATACTTTTTTCATCATTCTTTGTCCAGTCAACATCATCACGTATAACAATCTCTCCTTCAGCATTAGAAACATATGCTTCAAAAGCAGAAATAGTTTTTACAGTACCATCAGCTTCAGTCTGGTAGGTCTTAATAGTACCATCTGCATTACGCTCAGCTACCAGTTTAACCCTGCGGTTATCCATCATAGCAAGCCATATAGTAGAAGATATTTCTATTTCTCCTTTATCTTGTATCCAAAAAGCAGGTTGTAAGTCCATAGCTCCTTGACCAATACGCTGACTAGTAGAACGAGTTTTGTCATATGTATTTTTAAGATCAGCTTGAGCAGGATTAAAAAAAAGATACATCTTGGTCATGTGGGTAAACCCTGACATCTTATTAGAATCCCTCAGTAATGACGCCATCAAACCATCTGAACCATAGAATTGTTTTTTAGCTACAGCCAGGTTCTTATTGTTATACTGTCCTGTTTTGTGACCACCCAGGAATGTCTGAACATTTCCTGAAAAGTAGTTACCAACCTGGTTAGCCAGGTCAAAACCAAGACGGGTAAAACCAATTGTTTTTAATAAAGTATCACCTAACTTACTCATATTTCCCTGATTAAGCTTGGTTTCACCTTTAATTATTTTTTCATATTCAAAAGTGTAAGAGTCTATTACTCTTTTTAAATTAGTTTTACGAACTTCTTTATCAGCAATATTAGACTGGTCAAGCTGTTTATAAAGATTATTTAGATAAGAAAGCGTAGAACTTACCAAAGGCTGAGCTTCTCCTACAGCTTGATTAATAAATGCTTCTTCATACCATCTAATCACAGAGCCAATACCATCTACAGTAGCTTGTGCTTCATTAAGATTGATAGGACGATTAAACTTCATCCTTACCATGGTATCATTACCAGTAGCTATCTCATTAACAGAGTAATCAAATATACTGCTGGCAGAGAAGTTCTTCTGTTTGAAGATCTCAAAGTTCTTTTTAAAACCTTCTGTAAAACCTTTGTCTTTATAGATCTGCAGGGAAGTCTCTTCAAAACCAGGAAAGAAGTACCCTAGGTTACGACCATAAGTCTCGTCTTGCATCTTAATAAATTGACCAACAAACTTTGTATAGAAATCAAAGTTATCTGTTTCTTTAGTGAGCTGCTCGTAACGGGAGTTAACCCACTTAGATGTCTTGTCTATTTTTACTACACCATCTACAGATTTCATACCACGCGGCATTGGAAACCCGTCTACTGTTTCCTGGTAGTTCTTATTAAATGCTTCCTCTTTTAACTTACGGATACTATACTTTGGTGAAGGTTTTACCTCCATCATATTAGGATCACTTGGAAGCCTTACAAAGTTAAATGCTTTAGCAACAGGATTTAAAGATTTACCTAACAACTTAGACTCATATACATTATCATGATTTATATTATACCATGTCTCAAACTCTTTTTCTTCTTCATAAAAGTTTTCAAGAGCTTGCACAGTTTCACGCTCTAACTGCATTTTATCTATACCTGTAGCCACTTCACTTTTACGTTTAGCTTCATTATATATAAAAAGTTTTTGATCTAACGCCTCCATTCTTGCAGAATAGTCCCTATCATAATAAGGATTAACAAATATTGCAGTTATAGAGTTAAGTTCATCAAAAATCTCACGTACAGCATCTTTGTCTTCTTTGCCAAGACCTGCCATAATACTTCCACTGCCTTCACGGATTTCTGAAAGCTGCTGTTCTATTTCTTCATAAAGCTTAATGTCTTCAGCCGATAAGAAACGTGTATCAACATAACCATTACGTTTATAAGCTCTAAGTAAAGAACGCTGTTTTTCTCTGAGCTCTTGGATAACTTCATTCTTAGGAAGTAAGTTGTATAAAGAATCATACAGATCAGCAAGGGTATCATAATATTCCTGCTTGGGTGTTTTGTATGTATTCAGCTCCATCCACTTTTTAAAAGCTACCGGGTCATCTGCATACTCAATCTGTTTGGAACTTTTAATACGCTCAAAGAAAAATACATTAGGTTCATAGCTGTAGTATTTTTCCATCTTATCTAAATACTCCTGGTAAGAAGAGTTTTTTTCAATGGTTTCCTGCTTAAGTTTTTTAAGCTGAATTTCTATTTCAGCAAGACTTTCCAGGTCTTCCTCAGAAAGTTTCTCTTCTTCATTAAGTCCTACTTGTGCCATTATAGCTTCACGCTCTTCATACAGCTCATCTCTTTTTTGCTTAAATTCTTCAGGCAAAAACTTATCCAATTCATAGATCTCGTCTACGTATGGCATCTGGGAGTTTTCAAGTCTCCATGTTTTTTGTGCCTGTACTAAAGCAGCTTTTTGACGAGCAAGTTCTTTTTTCTGATCTACGTCACCAGTTTCACGAATCTGCTTATTTAGCATTCTCATGTCATTCCAGTACTTTTTAAATACATTTTTATACTCTTCAGTAACAGGATCAACAAAAGAACGAAATCTTTTAAGTACAGGTTGACCTTCTGCATTATATTCAGTAACTTCTCTAATCTCTGATATAGGAGCATTAATTTTATCAATGTCCATTTTTCCTTTACGGAATTTATCATAAAGACTCTGAAATTTATTTTTTTCCATAAAGTTTACATAGAGTTGTTTAGCTCTTACCTCAATAAACTTTAAATGATTGGCAAAACCAGAAACACCTAAATCTGCATTTGATGATGCTGCTATAAAATCAGTTAGCACTGTAGTATCTGATCCAATATAATACAAAGAGTTTTTATCTAAAATACCCTGAATATATTGACGTACAGACTTATCATCCAGGTTAATGCCCTGCTTACGCAGCTCTAAAGATTTAATACGTACTTCTAAAGCCTCTATTTCATTTTTGGTATCAATAGGCACCTTTGCAATACTGCGGGCGATATTAGATAGACCCTGCCAAATAGAATAAGATATAGTGGTACCAGTACCTCCTTGATCTTTTTGGTTTTTAAGCTTTTCTAATTTCTTTTTAAGATGAGTAATTAGTGGATCTATACTCTCAAATCTTTCCGCATTAAGTTTTTGCAAAGTCTCAGGACTCATAGAATCTTTAAGTATATCAACTAGATAATTAAAACCAAGCTCATTAAATATACCTATAGTGTAATCAATATTAGATTGGATATTATCAAGAAGGTTGATAGCTTTATCATTACGCTCATCATTAAGATTGATCAACAACTCACGGATGTCTGAAAGAAAATAGTTAAAGGCTACAGCCTTGTTCTTCAGGTCGTCCAGCTTACGGGCTTTTTCTACAGGATCTTTAATGTTAGCAATGTCCTGTGCTGTCTGCTTCATAGCAGCAGTGTTGTCACTCATAAACTGCATAATAGCAGTGAGCTTATACGCAGGTTCCCAAGTTTCTTTCTTAAAACTATCTTGTATTTTACGAATAGACTCACGGCGTGCTTTATAATAATCCCTGAGCTTTTTATCGTTCTCATTGTTTTCATCCAGTTCAGATAAAGACTTTTCAATCTTTTTAATTTCTTCTGCAGCAATAGATTCCAGGTTAGCTAAAAGACGTTTGTAATCTTCATCTTTAAGGTTAAAGATAATAGGCTCTTTAGAAGTCTTTGTATCTTCTAAAACTTCTCCTGCTACAGGAATAACACGTTTAACTTTACGATCAGTGTTTGCATAGTTAAGCTTTTCAAGATCAGTTCCATTCTGACGTTGATCTGAGCTGTAGTTTAAAAATTCATATCCTGAGTATTCAAACTGAAATTGACCAGGAGTATTAATATCTGTAACGTCTACCATGTCACCACGGTATACTAAAACCAGTACACTTTTACGACCTACCGGAATTCCTTCTTGTGCATATAGTCTTTCATATATACCAAGCTGAGTGTCCCAACTGTCATATACAGATCTCCTGGTATTAGAAAATGCAGTATCTGTTTGCTCAGTTGTAGCAACAGGATATGGTTTATTAAACATTAAACCGATTTGTGCATTAGTGTACACTTTCTTGGTTTTCAGGTCCACAATTTCTATAGCACCACTAGGGGCTATGGCCATGATGTCCACACGTCCTACTACGTTACGGTCGTTACGATCCTTACCAACTACTGATATTTCAGGAAGAAGCGTGTACCCACTAGTAATATAGTATTGCAAATAGCTAATCATCTCCTGGCTCATATCATACATCTGATCTCTGTCCAGGTTTACAATATTAAATTCACCAGGATAGTTATCAGCCAGCATGTCAAACATTTCACGAGTAAGAATAGTAGTCACTTTTTTATTAGATTCAACACTCATCTTCTGTACATTCTCCAGCACAAAGTGAATAAATGTTCCAAACTCTTTAAAGTCATTATAAGTCTCCTGGTTATCTATCTGGCCACCACCAGTAAGATTGGTAACTGATACAGTGTATTCATCATTTTGTATAATCTGACGATACTTATTAAGGTTGATCAACACTTTTTCAAGTGTGGCAATCTTAGCGTCAGTTCCTTTAGCCTTTTTCAGGTCTGTAATTACACTACGCACGATGTCCATTTGCTCTTCAACACGGGCAAGTTTACGGTCCTTGGAATTGTTTAATTCCTGGTTGTCCATTTCACCGTCTGTGTTATAAGAGTTGGCATCTGCAACAGCTGTAGAAAGCTGTACATTTTTAGTGTTAATGATATCAGACAGCTCTTCGTAACTAATCTTAGTAGGAAGGTTGTAAGCCTGTATCATAATATTGCCATCCGTACGGATATCAAAAACCTCCTGCATTAATTCACTAAGCCAATTAAAGAATCTTTGTAAAAGAGATTTTAGTTCCTGAAAAGATTTCTCAGGATTACTTATATCTTCCTGTAATACTTGCTGAAGTACACGAGTAACTAGTTCTTTTTTACGATCAACCTCAATAAAACTACGACTTTCAAGATATGCTCCTTGGATCTTTTTCCATAACTCCGGGTAACGCTCTTTTCCTTTGTTAAATAATCCTGTAAATAAAGCACGATTATCTTGAAAAAGTGATTCAATAAAAGGATGTAAAATTTCTTCTATAGCAATAGACTCAGTAGCTCTACCTTCTACAAGATATATTATACCGTCACGTACAAAACCACGTATAGTAGATACATCTACAGGATGATCTTGCTGCATAAGATCTTCAGCTGTAATCCATTTAGTCTGCAGCTTTGGAAACTTAATAGCTAATCTATTAATTACTTGATTTATCTGAAATTTTTGAAGCTCAATCAACTGTTGAGACTGCAGCTCATAAAGTTGTTTTAAAGGTTTTTCAGATATGTTTACAGTATACATAATTTTAGAACCGTCATTGACACCACGAATATTCACTTCAATAGAGTTATACTTATTATTCTTAGCGACCCAGTCTACTATTCTCTGGGCCTTGTCACGACTCATTAAAGTTAAACCTGAAGTAAACATAAAGTTTCTTTGAAGCTCAGATTGCTGATAATTAAATTGCTCAGCAATTTCAGAAAGATTATAAGTTGCATTAGGAAGTACATACTTTGCTAAAGGTTCTCCGTTTTGATCTACCACTATGGATGACTGATTAACAGTAGTAGACGTTGTAGTATTCTCCCAGTCACCATACTTCTTTTTAAAGTCGTCTGTATAGGCAGACAACCATACATCAAGAGCAGCTTCTTTATTACCCTCAATTTCAGGACGAGCAAGAATGTCTTTATATAACTTGGAAGGTTGTCCATTAGGTGCAACCACTTTAACAATTTCACGTTTGGAATTTCTAAATACTTGACAGGGCATATTAATATTTGGTAGGTTTATAAAATAATACAATCACCAGAATCTTTATCCTTTCTTACATCATTTATATCTCTAGTAGAAGTAGCAATAAGATTAATCTTCTTATACATTTCTATAAGCTCAGTTTCACTCTTATCACTAACTTTACGCATTTGAGAAATATAAGCTTTTATATCAGGAGCATTAGGACGTAATACAAAACCAGCTGGAATAGTAAATGAAGAAAAAGCACTAGAAGATTCTTGTATAGGAGCTTGTTGATTTACTGAAATAGTATGTACATCATTAAATATCTGAACAAGTTTATCTAGATTAAGATTTTCTTTTAGAAGATTCCACTGAGTATCTGCAAATATAGTAAATGTTAATTTTGTTTTAAGCTTTCTATCTTGTGGAACTTGATAATTTTTTACCACTTCAGCTACCATTTCTTTAGTGATAGGATTAGCTGGCTTTGTAACCCTAGGTCCACGGAATTGCTTACCACGTTTTACAAATTCAATCTCTACTGCAGGAAACTCACGCATATTATCTTCAAGCTGTACCAAAGTTTCTATTCCAGTTACTATTTCACGTTCCCTCATTTCTATAGTAATACTTAAAGGATCAGTAACACTTGGACGAAGATAAAGTTTACGTTGTACAGGACCACGATCTTTTGTATCTACTGTGTAGTCAATATAAAACAAATTATTCTTTTGCTTTTCAAATGTAATGGCAGCACTATTCATCACTTCACTCTTAACAATACGAGCTAATAAATTAAGACGTTTGGGCTCTACCTTATAAACATTACGTAGTTTTTGAAGTACTTGATCAAATTTAGCAGTAATACTTATATCCAAAAATTGATTGTCGTTATCTTCCTGTGCAAACTTGTAAAGTTCACGAGCTTCTTGCTCACTAAATCCAAGATTAAGAATACTATCAGTACCTTCTTGTTCAGCCACTATATAAGTAGCACGAACACCAGATACACTGTCATTATAAGATTTTCCCTGAAGTTTTGAAGTAAGATTGTTAATAACTTTCTCACTAAGGCGTGCACCATCCACTTCTGTTAAACGTAGTATTTGACCAAAGTTATTCTTTACAAACAGTGGAAACACATAAGTCTGAGTTTTACCATCATCGCCATTAAATTGTGCACCCTGGCGAACATTCATTTGAGAAAGAATAATATTAGAAATATTAGAATAGGTTTTAGCGGTATCTATTACAAGTTTACCTATACCAGTTTCTTTAGAAGTAGGCAACCAAAACTCAATATTCTCTGGATTCTCTTCCAGCTCTGTATAAACATCTTTAGGAGTGAGAGCATGTGTATCAGGAAGTAAGTATTTCATCTCTTCCATTATCAACGCAGGCTCTATACCTGCAAATCGGCTTTTCTTACTTTTGATAAGTGCCATACGACTCTTAACCATAATGTCATTGTTGCCAGCGTAAAGTCCTATACGGTTAATGATAGAACTCATGTATACATTCAAATCAGCTTTCTTACCAAAGAAGTCATTAAGCAAATCATTGAACTTTTTGTAATAACTTTCTGCTTTACCTTTTTGTATAAGAACACGATTCTTCTTGTTAAACTCAACCAAAGTTGTTTGAAACTCATTCAAATACTTGGATATTTTCTCAAATGTTTGTGGATCCTGCGGGTTTATATAATTGATAAAAGTATTTGAACCATACCCTAGTCCATCTTTTACAAGTGTATAGTGAAATAGTTTACGAGCTATAAGTTTACTACGAGTATCAGGTGAATTCTGCAATAGTAAAAATCCATCATTAACATTTTCTGCATACTCCTTTTCAAGTTTCATTCTACTAAGAGCTTCAATAAAACTTATTCCTTGACGTGTACGCTCTTTTAAATAGTCTACAAAAGGATTACCCTCATGATTATCTTTAAGATATTGAAAGTCCTGCTCTATAGAAGTAACATCTGCATTTGTAGGTTCTCCTTTCCAAAAATCAGCATTAAACATTTCAAGAGCAGTTTTAAGTGACTGTACAACAAGAAGATTAGGAGTAGGTTTAAGTAATTCTTCATTAAGCTCTGTTTCTGTTTGCTGACGAAACTTGTTAATAATAAAGTATTTAGTAATTTGATCCGTGATTCTTTGTTCTACTTGTTCATCTAAATTAAATGCTTGTAAACCTCCTTTAATAGTATCATCAATAGCTTTCATTACAGGATGACGCTCTATAAGAATAACTTCAGCATTTTCAGAAAGTTCTTTTAAACCTTGTATTAAAGGTTTAAACTCTGGAGAGTTTTTTAGAATCTCCTCAATATTAGCAAACTGACTCTTCTCTGTAAGTACACCAGTTAGATAAGCATAATTCTTTAATGTCCGGTCTACAGACTTCCAACTTGGTTTAAGTTTTTTATACAAGTTTAAGATAGAACCTAAAGCAAATACATCATTGTTTAGATTACTTGTCTGAATATATTTATGCAGCAAATAAACTTGTGTAGAATCATCTGACAATGGAATACCCAGTTTGTTGTTAAGTTTAAAACCAAAGTCTTCAGCGGAAGATCTATCTGTGGGAGTATAATTAAAGTCATAATCTAAAAACAAATCAGTTTTAAATTTAGGATTACCAGCCATATCATAGATAATGTTTTGTTCATCATCTACTTCAAAAAGCTCTGCCTGCAAACCATCTTCTTTAAGTTTTTCAATGGCCTCACTCATCTCATCACGAGCAATGCTTGTAAGACTACGTTTGTTAAACAAATCTGCTATTGTACGTATTTCACGTTTTTCTTCCATAACACGTTGTATCACTTTATATATAAGTGGTACAGAATTGATTGTAATAGCCATCTCTAAAGGAAGCTTTTGTGCAATCATAACTAGTGTGATAGGTAAACTAACTTCATTAAGATTAAGTACAGCAGGAATAGGATTACTTTTAGCATCTGCCTGCATACCTAATGCATTACCAATGTCTGATATCGGCCGGTTTTCACTATCAGCTGTAAAGTCTGAATAGTTTTTACCGTTAACATTCCATATAGGATTACTTAGCTTCAAGCCTTTCTTAGAAGCAAAAGCTGCAAACTTATTAACGTTAGCTGCTATACCAATACCTGCACCAGAACTTTTAACCATATCACGAGATCCAATGATACCATCTGGTGAAAAAATATTATTTTTATTAATAACATCTTTAATACTTTTTTTCATAGCCACTGCTATATTTTCAAACCTAGATATATCAGAACGTTCTTGTATATATAATTTTTTAAATGTATAAGGATTACTAAGTATATCTATCTTGACCTGAAGTAGATCATTTTGCAATGTTTCAGGAACAAGTGATCCTTTTTTAGAAACTTCTTTAGCATACTGTTTTGCTGTAATAGGCATATTTTTTCGAGCAAGTATGTTCAAAGTGGCTAAAACTTTCATCAATCTACTAATACGTTGTAATTCATTAGATGAATTAGTAATTCTTTTATTAGCTGTAGCTATATTTTCATAACTATCTTTAATACGGCTATTCATTTTTTCTAAAGAAACACGAAGATCACCCTGCTCACGGAAATTAGATTTCATTATAGCTGTCTGTTCCCAAAGTAATTCAGCAAATTTATCTGGAGTAGTTTTTATGTCTTGCTCTTTTAAAAAAGCTTTGAGACTATCAGTAATTTGCTGAACCATTTGTTCATTTTCAGCTTTTACTTTTTCATAAATCTCTTGAGTCTGCTTACGCTTTTCTTTTGTAGACTGCACCTGCTCATATATATTGTTACGTTGTATTCTGAGTTCATCTAAAGCAGCCATCCACTGTTCTTTAGTGTAATTGTAAAAAGGTAAATTTAAATCTTCTGCTAAATCTTGTAAAGATTCAGGAACATCAGTGATTTTTTCTTTATACACTTTATCTAATTCTACTTTTATAAGTGAGGCTAGTGTTTCATCTTGCATCATACTTTGTAAATATTCTACAAACTGTTCTTTAGGAGTGTTTGCCTCACCATATACTTTTTGCTTACCGTTAAAGTCTTCATAAGTAGCAAACGTATGAGAATATAAAGAGTCAATGTCAAGGTCAGAACCTGAAAGTACGTGAATAAGCTGTGGTATAACAATAGTATTTTGGTAAGCTCCATCAATAAAATCTACAACTTTAGCTACAATCATAGAACGTTTATCTTCTGTTGGAATACGTGTAGATAAAAACTCACTAAGTTTACGTTCAAAAAGTTCAATCTCTTCCTGGTTCTTAAAATACGGACGAGGAACCATAACTTCTACAATGTAACGGTTGTTAACTTTATCATACTTTACACCAGGGTAGCGAAGCTTATATTTAGAAGTGTCATTATACTTTTGTGGATTTTTTGCAATCTCATCACTTTTAATAACTTCACCAGTAGTACGATTTTCAATAAGTTTATATCCCCAGCTAGTAACTATATAATCTTTTCTACCACTTTGACGTTTACTAAATACATTATTAGAATAAAAAGCAAAGTAGTAATAAGTAAACATCTTCTTCAACAAAGGAAGATTAATGTTGTGTACAGGCTGATCATCTCTTATCTCAAAGAACTTTAAAGTGTTACTATCAGCTCCCTGAGTTTCAAGACCATCTCTCATACTACGGATAATCTCACGTACTTCTACATTACCATTTTCATCTTTAATGATGTTATTTAGTCTGTCAAGACCTACTTGAGATAGTCTACCAGTTAACTTACGATATTGCAGAATAGCATCTTTTAAATTAGAGTCAACTTCTTTATCATCAAGATTAATATCTGTATCTATCAGATGTTGAAGCTGTGTAGTAGAACTAATATCTGTAGAAACTTTAGAAGTTTCTACCTGATCAAACTTATAAATATTTGGTACTAAAAGTTTAGATTTACTGAGATCAGTAATAGCACCACTGTTAACTTTTGTAGGAAGTAATGTAGCTTTTTTAGAAGAAGTGAGATCCATAAGCTGGTCAATATCATTAAATTCCATAGAATTAAGCATATAGTGATGAGCAGCACGATTTGGTAATGGTTCCCAATATCTATGGATTTGAGAGTAAACATCACGAAGCTGATCTTCTATAAATTGCACACCTCCCTCTGCTGTGATATCATATGTATCTGCATTACGAAGCTTGGACCGGAGAATGTCAGTTTGATTATATAATTCTGCTAGTCTTTTTTCAACCTGAGCACGCGTCATTCCATCTGGTACAACCATATAAGAACTATCTGTACGAAACAAAACGTGTTCTGCTTGTTTATGATAGTATACTAAAGCACCCGTTACTGTTTTCTTTGGTCCAAGCACTACCTTGTTACTTCTCAAGAAGTCTACTTCTTCTTCAGTAAGTTTACTGTAACGGCTAGCTTTAAGAATCTCTTCTACAGATTTTTGCTCTTCTGCATTATCAACAAGTCTTCCCTGTTTACGATATTGTTCAATACGATGTTCTATTGTTGTAACAGACTGACCATCAAAACTTTTGACTTTTTGTGAACGATTTATAAATCCTTCAGGCATTTCATCATTCTCGTCATACTGCCCTTCTTCAAGATTGTTATCATTAATAAGAACAGTAATTTCATCTACATATGCTACAGTATGATTACCACTCTTCATAGAAGGTCCAGCAGCAACGTTCATTTTCTGACGCTTAAAGTAGTCAGCAAAGTTTTTAACACCCATTGCTATATCACCATCAAAAAACTGTGACACCTGCAAGTTGTTTATAAATACGTTAAAATAGACATCTTTTAGATAAGACTCTAGATTAGAATCCTCTGATTCAATACTTACAGTTGTACCATCAACGGTGTAACTATCAGGAATAAGACGGCTCATAAGTTCACTAGTCTGTTCATTTTCTTCAACTAGTTTGTAAGACTTTAGTATGTTTAAATGAGCAGTAAACTTTTCTTCTGCATAATTAAGAAGTTCACGCTGCAGTAAACCAATATCAAGCTTATCAAACTTTATTCCATCTTTTGCACTTTGTATAAGTTGATTGCGGATATCAGCACGTAGTGGATTAGATGTTTTAGATGCAAGATTATTAAACTCAAAAAAATCAGCAAGCATATTAAAGTTGTACGCACGCAAAGATGGATCTTCTGTGTTTACAGATCCATCAGGATTTAAAACAGCATTATAATTATTAAATTTTTCTTTATTCTGATCTTTACGTGTAGTCCATTCTCTTTGTATACGCTGGTATTCTTGTTTGATAACGTCTACAAAACCTTTAACCACTATATTTTCTTTATTTTCAACTATATATCCATTATTTGTTACCATTCTTTTATATAGATTTGGTATCATATATATAGTATTAGAAGCTTCATTTTGAGTAAGCATCCTAGAAAAAGTTGTAATAGCAGCGTTATTATTTATAGTTGTTTTACGGTTCATAGACATCAGGACATAGCTTAGATAGTAACCTGCTGTATCAATAGTCTTAGCTGTAACACCATCTCGTTCTACACCTTTAAGTGTTTGACGAGCTCCACCAAAACTTCTAAGCTCAATGTTTTGTAAGTAGAGCAAATTTTCAGGCTTATTAGCTGTAAGTGGGTTGTCTTGTAAGAACTTAGCAACAGTTGAAAAATCAGAATAAGTATCTTGCCATCCTTTTTCTCTCAATGACTGTGCTATTAATAATGGTGGACTTTTACGTACATAACGATAAACATTTTTACCTTCTGCATTACGAAATACAGACACTACAGTATCAAGATCATACTTAACAACATAACGTCCTGTCTTTTTTAGTACAGAATTAATTAAACCCAGTCCTCTTTTCTTTAAACGAAGCTGATTCTTTTCTAAGTCAGTAAGACCAAGAGTTCCTTCTGTAGCAACATCTTTATCTACAGACTTATCAAAAATATTTGTATTTTCATCTACATATCTAACAATTTTATCAAAAAAATCTTTATCAAGATAAGCTCCTGTATTAATAAGTTCTTGATCTAATATGTATTGCTTTAAAGATTTACTTTTAGGTTTTAACTCTACTTTATTTTCTTTTACATCAATTGCAATTAAAGAGTAAATAACGGTATGCAGAGGTAATATAATACCTATATCATTAAGAGCCTTGTGTACTTTTTTTGCTTTAGCTTTTATTGAATTATAACTTTGACTACCAAGGTCTGTTGGTACAGTCACTTCAGTTTTAAGAATAGCTTTGGATACACGAAGAATATCTTCACGATCTTTGGTAGACTTTTTCATAAAACCATTCTCATACTTTCTTCTTAACTTTTCATAATACTGATTAATATCATTTTGTATAGTGGCATCAATAACTCTAAGACTAGAAGAATCATTACGAGTGTTTACATAGTATACATCTGTAGATAGATCTGCTACATTAAATACATCAATAAACTGATTATAAAGATTTGTATTACGTGTAGGTTGATTATTTTCATTAAGACCAAAGTATTTTTTCATCTTATCCCACACTGCATTAAGACGATCATATGCTACCATGTTATCAGACTCTAGCATTTTTTCTAGAGTTTCTTCCATACGAGACATCATCTTTTCTACAGGTGTGTCAGCTAAGATTTTCATCATGGTATCAAAAACTGTAGCTCCATCTACCATACGGGTGGTTTGTACTCCCAGATCGTCTGTATGAATATAAGAAATTAGACCAAAAAATGAACGAAACTGACGGCTCAAGCCGTCCAAAGTATTTATGTTTACAAAGCTATCTTCATAATTTGTTTCATCACCTAGATCATCTTCATCAAACTCTTCTTCATTCAGCATAGCGTCGGGATCAAAGTATATGTTTGATATAGAAATGTTGTTTATCTTTTGACTAACTTGTTGCTTTAAAGACTTTAATGTATCAGCTTGCTGCTTATTATAAGCTGCTAGCTGTACAGGATCCTTTTGTATTAAATTTAAGTTCTGATCCATAGTAACATTACCTGTTTCATTAATCATAGATACAGGTACACCTAGAGTATAAAGTTTATCCTGAAGAATGGATTCATAACGTGTACGAATAGCTAATTCTTCAGAAGGATTTTGAGCAATTAGGTTATCTATGTTCATTTCTGCTATTAGCTCTTTACGAGCTCCTGCAAACTTTTCTTCAAAGTTTTTACCTACTGAAAAAGAAGTTAGTTCAGCTAGTCTATTTATCAACTGTGCTTGGTCAATTTTATTAAGAAAGTTCTTTCTTTGTATAGCTTTTCCTGTAGGACCTGTTACTAGTGTACTACGGGTAGATAGCATTTCAAACGCACCTTCCTTAAACTCACCTACAATCTTTGCATTCTTATAGAATCCTGTATCAATTCTTTGAAACAGGTTATCTATTTCTTTATAATTTTTGTTAAAAAAACGAATGATACTATCTATTAAGTTCATTAGCTTATTTAGCCAACCTTCCTGAGCACCACGACCTTCTAACTTATATGCTTTAAATTTATCAGCTAAATATTCTTCTGCTATACGATCTATAACCTGAGCATTAGATAAATGATAAAGAGAACGTCTTTGACGGAATTCTTGAATCTGCTCTTTAGAAACAGCTCCTATTTTTTCTTTGGTAAGTTTTAAGTAACGATCACGAGTAGAAGCATCCATTAGTTTTCTAAACACACCATGGAATGCTTCATGATATCCTGATCCTCTACCAGAAAGCTGTTCATTGAGATAGATAACTCGGTCTCTAAAATAACCAAGTACACGACCTTCAGCTTTAAGATTATCCATAATATCAGCTAGGTCTTCTACGCTGATTTCTTTTGGTAGATTTGCTTTAATCCAATCTAGTTCTTGCTGAAACTGCCCTGCTTGATATGCTTGGAAAAGTTCAGTATCCATAGCAAGTTCAAAAGCACCATCTTCAAAATTAAGATCTATCTCTATAGTTCCAGCAGTACCAGGAACATTATCTGCTGTAGTGTTGTTAGCAGGATTTTGTGTTACTGGAGCTGGTTTATTAACTGTCTGTATAGCAGAAACGTTTGGTCCTGCAAACACAGCCTGAATACCACCAAATGTAAACACTTCTTCCGTAGTCATGCTACGATAGTTGTTAAAGTTAGTTACATCATTACCAGTTTGACGATCTTTTATTTTAAGCTTCCATCTTCCACTAAGATCACTTTTTTCATTTTCCATCAGTGTGTAAATCTTAGGTATATCAAACTCGCCATTATAAGAAGTCTTAGTAAGTTTTTCACCTATAGACTGAAACTTACGATAGAGGTGTGTATTAATATCTTCATAAGCACTCATAAGTTGTTTACGAAGCTGGGGATCTTCATCTATAAATTTTACCAAAGCATTTTTACCAGCCGCTGTATTAAGGTCATTTTTCTGTGATTTAAATGCAGGTATTTCTGCAGCTATACGTACCACTTTTAAAAAAGCAGTCATAACAGGAACATCTATATATACAGTTAAAGCCTTTCTTACATCCCGAGGTACTTGGCTCCAGTTCATAGTCATAGGACGAATCTGAATAGACACACTGCGTTCACCACTTGGATCTTTAAATACGTCAAAGTCACCTGCAAAACTTGTAGCACCTGTTGGATTATAGGGAGAAAAACCAAAGACGTTCAAGTTAAAGTTTCTGAGTTCTTTTGGTCCTTCTGTTTGAGGATCACTCATTTTTTTTAGTAACTGACCAAACCCCATAGCAAGTCGTGCAATATCTGCACTATTTTCTACTGGTATATACTTAAGAGCAATAGGTTGTAATTTACCATTAGGTTTCTGATAAAGCCATGCAAAAGAACTTGGAAACTTTTGTATGTTAATATCTGGAGATATTTTAAGTTCATTTTGCATATAATCAGAAAAAGACATATATTCTTTTCTATCATCACGATCAACAGCAACCATCTCATTACCCTTAAGGTCTGATATAAATGTCCAAACACCACCTTGTTTAGCTACTATAATAGGTTTAGTAACACGACGTGGTTCAGAATAAGAATTATCATCTAAAGCTTCTACTACATTAAAACTAATCTGTCCAGGACCTCCTTCTTTGTTTAACAATGTAGTTAGACTAGCTTGTTGATCTGCACTGGGTGCAACAGCAATAGCTTCACCAGTACGGGCAAGATTAATATAAGCAGTAACTAAAGCTTGTGGTAAAATAATTTCAGATTGGTTTTTATTTTGATCAAGGATTTCTTGTACAGCTTTCTTAAAATCTTTAAATTTTTCATAACTGGCTTTCAGATTATAAAAGTCTTCTTCTGTAATAGGTTCTGTTACATTTATTCCATTTTCATTAGTAGTATTCTTGCGGGCAAGCTTTAAAATAAGTTGTTTCTGAGTCTCAGAAAAGTCTACAGCCACTGTACGATTATCAGGATAGATAATAGCATAGTTATCTATACCATATAATATCATAGCTCCTTGCTGCCCTGGAATACGAAACTGTATTTGTGCACCTTCTAAAGGAGAAAATACACTAAGCACAGGATTACCTGCTAGCAAAGCTTTTTGTTGTGAGACTACCTCTTGTGTTTCAAGAGTACGTGTAGGTATTTCTGAACGAATTCTACTAATGCGGTCTTGGTTACGTTGTATTTCTGTACGGGAAGCTACCACTTCAAGAGCAGAAAGTGGATTATCAAAACTAAGCAATTGGTTAGTTATAACTTTCCCGGTACGATCACGTAAGGTCATACCATTTCTCAACTCATTGTGAGAAAATATATATTGAGTGCCATCGTTACCACCTACAAAAGGTGAACTGTCCACTCTAAGATTAAATAACTGATCTCCAACAGATCTATCAAATATTACTTCTGAACTATCTGATGAATTAATGTCAATATATTTTCCAGTAGTGTCTCTTAAAACTTCAAATATTCCACCGTCTTTCTTGACTATGATTTTAGTATCCCCGTATATTGTATTCTTTAAAGGAATATAATCACTGGCAGCTTCTGTAGCAATATTCTTTTCGGTATTAAGAAGCTGTGTAAGTGAGTTCCGAATAATAGGACTCACTGCTGTATTTTTATCTAGCTCAGTAATAGCTCTATCATAAAGCTCACCAATGATTTTAACCATGTCGTCTGCACTCTTACGAAAATTAGTTTTGGCAAGAGCAGCTATGTCTTTTACGATTTTAGTAACAGCGTCCTGCAATTGCAAAACTGGAAGAGAAGAAAGATTTTTTATATCATTCTTGATAGTATCTATAGAAAGAGGAGCTGAAGGACGTACTTGGTAGTTAGCAGCAATGTTTTTAAACTGTGTTTCTAAATCATCTTTTTCCAAATCTACATCAATGATTTTGCTGTCATCTGCAGAAAAGCTAAAGGTCTGGTCTTTTTTAGCCAGCTGATCATATATCTTAGCAAGTCCTTTAAGAGCAACCATCTTTACACTATCAGGTTGTCCAGGACGCTTGATAATAAACGTTGCAACTTCAGCAAAGTTTTTATACTTAGCATCTTGAGCTAACAGTTGCTTAGTAAAATTGGCAAAAATCTGTATACTTATACTACACTTATTCATAGAATATATTAGATATTACAAACAGTAAGGTTAGTGAAAAATTCATCCGTATTACTATCAAAGTTATCACTTTTTTTTGATTCTCTAGAACTCAAAATCTCATCTACAACATCTGTGGAAATATTTTCTGTGTTAACTGTAGCTACATCAAAATTCTCTACGTAAGTTTCAGGTTCTTTTTTTTCAGAAACACCACCTAAATCAAATTTTTTACGTATATCTTTAGCAGCAACACTAAAATCTTTCCATTGTCCGTAGTTAGCAATACTATTACCTGCAGCTTCTGCATCTTGTTTATACTTAGCATATGCTTCCTGATAAGCTTTTTCTAAAGCAGCCTTTTGTTCTTTATTAAGTGATTGCTCAGGAGCAGATGGAGCAGGTTCTTCAGGTTTGTTTATAGATGGTAAATCAGGATACTTAGCTTCTTCTACAAGTTCTATTAGTTCAGCAGGTTCTTCTATCTTATCTTCTGTAATGGCCTGCACTTCTTGTATGTGTTCTTTTTGATTACGTGTACCTATTTCCTTAAGCGAGCTTTTTGTAGCTTCTATAATCAAGCTTATATTATAAGGATCAGCCAAAATATTCATAGCATCTATATAAGCCTTATTATCTTTATTAAGCTGTATATAATCTAAGAACTTACTAAAGTTGTCTTCTATATCTTCTATAGAAACTGCAACATTTTTTTCTTCAGACTTATTATAAAAGTTAACTAACTCTTCATAAGCAGCATATATTTCACGAATTGTCTTAGGATCAAAATAACTTTCTCCCTGACCAGTCATTACATCTTCAAACGCGTTTTTCCAACCCTCAGCTAATTTAAGTTCTTGCTTCTTTCTATTAAATTCTTTTCTTTGCTCAGGTGATAATGTATCAACACTCTCATAAAAAGAAACTTCTTTTTGAAGGATATCTACATGATCATTAATAGATTGTTCACTTCCTAGTTTGTTTAAAACTTCTATAGAAGAAGCTCCTATATTTATATTAGCAGCCATCTCACGTTGCAATTGCACTGCTCTTTTAGTAGACTGTCTTGCTTTATATACATTAGTAGTAAGCATTTCTATAGCATTGTCTAATGCAATCTTAGAAATTTTTACATTCTCATATTCTTCTGGTTTATTATAACGATATAGCTCAGGAACAATCCTGTCTCCATATTTATCTTTTAAGTTGGTATATAAAGTAAAATAATCATCCATTTGTTGAGTAACATTATTCATAAACTCTGATACTCCTTGACGACTAGTTTCACTAGCATCCATATTAAAAGCTTCTTTAAACTCTGTATCACTTAAGTTTTTACCCAACTCATTCATTGTGTCTTTTAAAGATTCATACATATTAAGTTTAATAGCTGATGATATAGCTTTTGCAAAAGCAGAATCTTTAGCATTATAGAATGTATACTTGTCACCGTTGGCAACAGCTTGTTCCATTGTTTCAGCAGCTTTGTTCTGAACCTTCACGTTAGCAATCCACTCTTTAGTGTATTGTGTAGGATCACTGTAGAAACTGTTGATGACATCAATAGCCTGTCTTTTCTGAGCAGCTATTTCTTGAGCTTGTTTACCACCAAATATTTTACCACCGGCATATGATACAGGAGCAATGAAACGTCCTGTAAGAGCACCCATCAAAAAGGTTTTGGCCCCATCAATATCTGTGATAGGGTTTTGAATGCTTTCCAGTACATTGTCTAGTTTACTACCGTATCCTTTCTTACCATGATATAGGTCATAATGATACTGACTCAATCCTTTATTAGACGCTTCCTGTATAAGTTCCTGGGCTCCTTCAGATCCTTCAAACTTCATTAGACCAAGACCCATGGACTTACTGGCTTCCCAGGCAGCTTTCTTCTTGCCAAAAGTTTTAGCAATATCTCCAACTGATCCAAGTCTTCCTATAAAGCCTTTCTCATAAACCTTGGTTACTATTTTACCTCCTACCTTACCGCTCACCTCAAATACATCATCTGCAAAAGCAGCAGCGTTCTTAGAAAAGATCTTCTTAGAGGTGTTAAAGTTTTTGAACATGTTACCAAACTGTATCCTATTCATCAGTGTCAGGATGCCCAAGTTGGAAGCAAAGTTATCAGACGAAGCGTCGTCAGCTGTTTTACGGATGTTTTCCAGTTCTGTATTAGTAGGTTGTCTTCCGTTTGTATTTATAAACTCTTTTAGTAGTTTATCTTCCATCTCTTTATAAGTGGAAGCAGCTTCAAAGATGGCTTCTGAACGAGCCATGTTAAATATACTAAGCTCTCTTTTGATACCACCTAGACCAATCATACCCAACTGAAGTGTACCAGCTCCAGCCTTACCGGCTTTGACTGCATCTTCTATTGTACCAAATAATGGTACTAAGGCACGAGGTATCTGCTTAAGAGCGTTGTTTACTCTTTGTGTGTTTGAAATAACCTGTTGAGCTTTACGGGTGTCGTTGATGAGCTCACCTACGTTCATAGCTGTGCTAAGCCCTTTAGCTTTTGCAAACATACCAACTGATGCACTAATGGCTTTTCCTATACCTGCAGTTAAATAGTTTTCTACAATCATTTGACCAAATGCACCAATTGTAAAACCAGCTTGTTGTAACATGTTACCAAAGAACTGTCTATTTAAAAGAGAATCTTCTGATTCAGCTGTATTATATATAGCATACTTATTAAAGATTGCTTCTTGCTGTTTAGCAATTTCATAACGTTCTTCTTTGGAACCCATAAGTTTAGAAGAATCCCATGTATATAAAGCTTCAGCCATACGTCCCCAGCCTTTCCATCCTTCTATAAAAGTATCAGCAGCAATAGCTCCACCACCAGCAAAAGCTTTACCTAATGTATCACCCCAGGTCATAGCACGACCATATTTATATTCTTGTTCTTCTCCTAAAGCACTATTAAAACCAAAGATTTTAAAATTATCTGAACTAGAATAACGTTCTAGTTCACCAACTGTACCTAAATAAGCACCTGAAGCAGATGATTTTAATGTAGGTGCTTTAGGATTTAGTTTCTTAGCAATATCATTTATGGCAGCTCGTTGATCAAATTGGTATGACCCGATAGTTGATATTTCAGAGTTGGATTGAGCTAGTAAAGCTTCACTCTCAGCATTATACTTTTCTATCTGATTAATAAGATCTACAATACTATCTCCAGGCATTGATATACTAGCTGCAATATCAGAAGAACTAGGTATTACAGATTGAATGTAGTTTTCACTAGCTTGAGTTTCTTTCAGCTGTTGCTCAACATTTGGTGTAGAAGGTATATATAAATTTGTATTTATTTTGAAGTTTTCCATAAAAGGATGTCAGTTATTTACGAAGACGATTAATTATACTTTCTACTCCAAAACCTTGAACACTAACTTGTTTGTTATAACTCATACGTGCTTTTACAGAAGGCATAATAAATTTTTGAAACATCTCTTGTTTTAATTCAGAAAATGTTATCTTATTTAAATCAAAAGTAATATTATCAACTACACGCATTTCATCCTCGTATTTAGAGCTATCTGGATTAAATTTAGAATACATTTTTACAGTTCCCACTTTAGATCCTGGTTGACTAGGTATCACTTCAACTTTTATACCAAGTCCTTCAAAGTGATCCATAACATATGGTTTATTTTTATTAGATACATTCATCCATTCATCTAATTGATCCATCTGATCAAACACCTTTATTATTTCAGGACTTTTACTATCTACATTAATAGGAAAATAAAAAGTTTTCCCCGCTATTTCATTTTTAGGTTTACCGTCAGATGTTAACTCACCTTGAGGAAATGTAATTGAAACAACTTGCCCACCATTATTTAAGGGTGAACCTTTAATTATATACATTGATCCTGAGTCTATCATCTTTTTATCACCAATAGCAGCTCTTACTTTTTTTTGCATTTCAGGATCAACTTGCTTTTCAGTATCACCATCTATAATATTAGAAGATGTAGTAGTAGCGTCACCAGCTATTATAATACGCATGTTTTCTTTAAGATCATTACGTAAATAAAAACGGGCAGCTCCAATAACACCTTCTTCAGAAGATAATGCAGGTATAGGAACCATCTCATTTAACTTATTTAACTTACTATTCAATTCTTTAGTTGCAGGTATAATTGGCTCATCTGTTCTAAGTCTATAGCTTTCTCCTTTATATTCAAATGTTGTTTCAAAATATTCACCTGAGTCAGAGTTACCTCGACCATTAACTTCTACATTTAATGTACCGCTAAACATACCATTAGAAATAATTTTTTTATCTTCTTCAGTTAATGTAGTAGGATTATTTCCAATTATACCTTTTATCATCCATCCTTTAGATGGTAGTTTCTTAACAATATCACTAGGATCTACCACTCTATTCTTTCCATTATCATTAACAATGACATTTGAAAACTCCTTAGTTTTTTTTGGATCTTTAATTATATTTGAAATTACACTATTAGTAGCAACTTCAAGCTGTCCAGATAAGTTGTTTACCTGAGACAGGTTTTTTTCATATTCAATTAACGCACTAATAGAAGCAATTTCATTTTCATTCTTTGGTGTGTAGTTTTTTACAGCCATACGTAAAAGACTAGGTATGTCTACTTTATCCTTTGTTACTCCCTCTTTTACTTGATCTCTCATTTTATCCACGACGTCAGCACTATTATTATTCTTAGCAAAAGCAAATAAAGATCTATAAGCTTCTGATAAAGCATTAGACTCATCAAGCCTAATTTTAGTTTTAGGATCAATCATAGATCTTGTATAATATTGTCTGATAAAACCTATTGCTTCTGGCTTAACACCCATGCTTTCTAAAATAGCTAATCCACCAACAGGTGATGTAAGCTCTTGAATAGCACTAGCAGTGTTTAAAGCTATACTGTTATTTAAGTTAGAAATATGTCTTTGAACAGTTACTTGAGTTTGACTATTTCCTGCAAACTCAATATCAGCTTCTTTATTCTCACCACTACTATTCTTTGTTCTTTCACCTTTACTATCTTTACCTTGTAACTTATAAGCTGTTTCAGTAGTTTTTATTCCTAAACCAATAGCATCAATTTTATTATCAAACTGATCATCTTTTATATTATTTATTGTATTTAAACTTTTATCTCTAGCATTTAATATACCTAAATAAGCTTGATCAGCTTTTATAGTCTGGCTAAAAGATGCTGAACGCATATTACTAAAACGCATTATATCATTAAGCTTATATCTTTGAGCAAAAAATCCTTCTGGATTGTTTACAGCATCAGTTACATACTTTTCTTTTAGAGCAATTTTAGCAGTGTTATCTGAACCAAAACGAGTATTAAAAGCACGACGTTGATTTTCTAACTGAGCTTCTTGACTTTCTAATGAATAAACTTTTTGAGCATAAGCATTAGCAAGTTTTGAATCACTATTAAGTTTATCTCTATTACTTTCACCATAAGCAAGTAACTCTTTTCTTTGTGTAGCAAAATCATCAGTTAGTTGAGATAAATAACTTTCATTTTCCTTTCTATCTTTATCATAATTGTCTGTAAAGTATTTTTTAAGTATCTGAGTCTGTGAAAGATCTGCATATGCAGAATTAAAACGAGCTTCATCTAGTACCCGTTCGTTAGCAGCTTGACCTAGAATACTTAGTTGTTGCTGATAAATAGAGTTTGCACCTAAAACATTTTCTGCAAACACTTTGTAATTAGGTGCAAAATCAGGACCTTCTGTAGTAGTTATTAAGTAAGGATTACCTTTATCATCTTTTTCTGTTTTAAAACCTTGTTGCTTTGCAGCTTCATTAATAATATCTTGGGCATCTATATAAGCAAAAGCTTTTCTACCCTGAACCTTATAACTATTAATATCACCATTACCATTTTTCAAACTATCTAAATCTTTTTTAACCCAATTATATATTTCAGGATTAAATTTTTTACGTGTTGCCATATCATCTGAACTGGCCCATGATTCCATTGCAGCTAACTGCTTTCTATTATTAGCAGTGTGATACATATCATATACAATACCAGGATCTGTAGCTATAGGATCAAATATTGCATTAGCACTATTTACATTTTGCTGTAAAGATAAATCAGCAGAAGAGATTTTTTTAAGTTGACTTTCAGCAAGTTTAAAATACTCATCTCGTCTTTGTACATTAGTTGGGTCTGACATTTCTTTTTTCAAAGAACCTATAGTACCACTTACTGATTTTAAACCTTGTTCATATTGTGCATCTTTCTTCTGCAATACATATCGCAAAAAATTATAGTCCGGAGTGTATAACACCGGATCCATTCTTAAGGGTTGATCTCCTGGTATAAAGGTTGCCATCTACTATTAATTTAAGCAAAAACTATTAAAGTTTAAAATTAAACTTGCTAAGTTTATTATCCGTTAGGATTTTGTGAATAATTACCTGTAACAGGTTGTTGTACTGTAGTTCTATTTCGTATTTGATCAAAAGGAAATGTTGTCTGAGACATTCTACCTCTAGCTGATTTATCAAGACCCATTATAGCTCTTGTTACATCATCCTTTTCATCATCAGGAACACCTGTTAAAGAACTACGTATTTGAAGATACTTAGCTACTACATCATTATCAGACGGGCCAGCACTTCTTCTAGCTGCTTCAAAAGCAGCACGTGCATTATCAGAATTAAACTTCATTCTTTGTGTAGCAGGATCTATATAATAATAAGGACTTTCTGTTACATTAGTATTATATATACCAGCAGCATTATTCTCTCCTTGATTTCGTGCTTGTGTATATGCATTGTTAAAATCAATCATTTCTTGATTATACCTCTGATTTACTACTGCTCTCTCTCCAGAACGTAAGAACTTATTTTGTGCAGCATTAGCTAATGCGTTATTCATAATGTTTGCATTCTGTCCAGCCACTTGATTATAAATATTTACATTTTGTTGTTCTGTAGGTTCTATAGCACGATTAACTAAATTTTCACCCTGCTGTCCTGCCATAAAGGACATATTTGCAGCTAAAGAGGTGGGTGACTGAAAATTACCTAATGTATTAAGTTGGCTATTATAAGTTCCTTGAAGCTCCGCTGCCTTTCCTCTCCAATCCATATTTCTAAAATCAGACATAGCAGGATTAACATCTGACCTTACACTAGGATATTTTTTAATATAGCTTCTATTTATAAGAGCATTAGCTAAATTTCTTTTATCAGGATTTGTCCAACCATAAGGAGTATTACCTTTTGATTCATTAAAATCAGGAACTTTATCTGAAGGTGGTGTAAATGGATTAGGAACAGTTAATGGCAAATCTATAGAATTTGTATTTAAAGGAGGAAGATTAAAATTAGATTTAACATTTCTAGGTATAGAAACAGGTTGCCCTCTTTTTGTTCTATAAGTATTTAGTAAATCAGCAGTTCTTGCTCCTATTGTATTATCAGCAAAATTAGCTAGATCAGTGTTTTTACTTTTTGCTGTGTTCCCCCACTTCTTCCACATATCTTCTATTATAGAAGGATCTTCCTTTTCTATTGAAGAATATATAAAAGATTGCATATCATCAGCACTCTTAAAATTTCTTCCTGCTCTTTTCTGCCAATAGTCAAGCTCTTTGTATATATTATCTACATCTGGATTATAAGTTGTCATTTTTCCAGTGGGACTTGTTCTACCTTTTTGTGTATTAGATTTTAACCATGGTTTAAGCCAAGAAGGAGTAACTTGCCCCTTATCTTGATATTGTTCCAGATAACCACCATAAGCCATTTCAGGAATATACCCACCATATGCAACTTGATTATTTTGACCCATTGTTGACTTAGCCACTTCAGGTATTCCTTGTGGAAAACCTTTTATAGCTTCTTGTACAAAAGACAACATACCTAACTTTTTATTAATATTATTAGACATTAATTCTGCTGTATTTTTATCATACTTATCAGCATCTTTATTTTCTAACACTGCTTTGTATTTATTTAAGTCATACTGCTTTGCTATTTCAGCAGGAGTGTAACCACCTTTCTTAAACTTCTTATCAAATAGTTTTAAAACAGTTGGATCTTTGATTGCCATCTTTGGTTTATGATTAGAAAAAACAAAATCACCAGGATTAGCTGCAAGATTAGTACCACCATATTCATGATATTTACCTTCAATATTCATATGTTCTCTGATACCATCACCATCTACATCAGTAAGAATAGTTTCTCCTTTTTCTGCTTCTATTGTAGCAAACTCTTCAGGAACTTCCTGAATTGTTTTACTTACACTTTCATATGGAGAAGTAGGCATATCAGTGTACATATTCTTTCTTCCAAGATCTAATGCATAATTAGATTGACCACCATACTCCATTTTCTCAGGAGAATTTGTAATACGTATTTTCATAATTTCTGTATTTTCACCACCATTTTCATAACCACGTAAAAATAAGCCAGCTTCTTCATTCCTACGTTTAACTAATCCCGGTAATATTTTATTACTACCCACACCAGTTAATGCCATGCTTTTAATAGTATTTGCTATAATGTCAGGACTTTCACCCTTATTAATTCTATCAATTAATTTATTTGCTAAAGAACCTGTATTATAATTTATAGAAGCAAGAGCTATAAGTTGACCTGAATTAATAGGAACTTTAAGCTTGCTCTGTATTTTTTCCATTACAGGAGCAAGTTCTAATTTTAATCTATTTTCAGCTTCTTCTTTAGAAATAACTTCATTCTTATTTTTAGCTTTTGTGCCATATCCTACACTATATTGAGCATAGTCCCATTTTGCTTTTGGTATAAATCCTTCCTGTGATTTAATAAAATCAGCAGCATCTGTGTAATCTATTTTTAATGAATTATTAGGTGGATTAACATATGTTGATGCAGGTGTGTTTCTTTCATAAGCTACCGATAACATATTAGGTAATATAGCTTGTTGCACCTCATTTAGTGTAAATATACCACCTTCTTGAAACTGTGAAGTATAAAAAGAATTAGTAAATTGTCCTTTGTTTTTTGCTCCTGTATTATAAGGGTCTACCATACCAGTGTTCATTTCATAATCTCCTCTGTTTTGAGAATAATCAATAATACCAGGACTAATAAGACCATTCCGCCAAGAAGCTTCCAACTCCTTATCAGTTTGTCTATTATCTAAAGCATTTAATGTCATTGCTCCTGCAGCAAAATAATCATTAAAGTTATTTGTTTTTTTATAAGTAGATTTTTTATTTATATTAGGAGCAGTTTTTGCAGGAGTGTTAGGAGGAGTCCAAAATTGATTATAATACTCATCACCTGTTATACTTTCACCTTGACTATTACGATAGGGACTATAATTCCAAACATTACGTTCTGTGTTTACAACTGATTGAGGATCAATAAATTGTGTAGGAACACCTTGCTGTGGTGCATTATCAAAAACATTCCAAGAGGTCAAGTTTTCCTTTCCTGCTACTTTTCTTGGATTAATAGCTTGACCTCCTGGTATTTGACTATTTTGCCATTGTGCTTTAGGCAATCCTTTTTTTGTAATGCGTATTTTCATAATATTAAATTATTTCAAATTCATAACCTTGTTGACGTAACATCTCAGCTTGTTCAGGTGTCACTTCCATTTCTGCACCATTTACTAAACCTCCATTTTGATACCAGTTATTACCAGACCAAGTAGATCCTCCATTTCTTTGCATTGGAATATACTGCTCAGGATTTTGTGGATTACGTTTGTATGCTTGACCTAGTGCTTCTTTGTAGTTGTTTCCGTATTGTTTCATAAAGTTTGCATTAGTCATATTAACTGTTGCTCCTTTATAACCATCTCTGTATTCTTTACCACCAGGTATTGCTGAACTAAGTTTGTCAAAGTTTTCAGAGCTAGGAAAATAATAAGCTCCGTCATTATCATCTCCTCTTACATTAACTACATATCCTGCATTTGGATTTTTATATGTAGCAGGAGGAGGTGCCATTGATTGTTGTATTTGAGGAGGAACTTGTTTAGTTTGAGTAGGAATTTTACTAGCAGCATTAATAACTCTAGCTCCTATAATACCATCATCAAATCTACCTGCATTTGTATCACCATATTCAGACATCACTTGATTTACAAGATCAGGATATTTTTTCATCATATCTTGTTGTAATGATACATTACTTGATGTATCAAGATTTAACTCCTGCATCTTTTTAGTAAAATTTGCTTGATCAAAACCTTGTTTATTATCATTAAAATAATTTGACATTCCTGTAGGTGTAACAGCACCTTGTGGAGTTTTACTAGCATTCCAAAATGATAAACCAGGTTGTCCACCCTGCTGCCATGTTTCTTTAGCAAAGGCTCTAAAATATGGATTAGAATCTAAATTCTTTTTATGACGAGCATAGAATGCTTTTTTTCTTTCAGGATCATCAGGATGCTGTCCTAACTTAGAATCACCAAAGTATTTAACAGTTCCATCAGGACCTGTCACTTTATGTGTCTTACCCTTACGTGCACTACTTCTACTTACAACATATCCTCCTCTACTCATTTGTGAGATTTCTTCTTCATCACCCTGAGCTTCAGGATTGTACATCATATAATTAGCAATAGCATCTGCACTATCATCCATAACTGCAAGCTTAGAAGCAATCCATGGATCTAAGTTTTTATCAGGAGATATAAACTGACGAAGCTTATTCATCTTATCTGAAACAGCCATTATCTGACCTAGTGCCATGCCACCATTAGGTTCACCACCTTCTTCCATCATTGGATTATAATATCCACCATATCCCATGTTAGCTAATATTTTAGCTTGTACATATTCTGGTAAAGCTTCAAAGCCTGAGTTATTTGTTCCTCCGTATTTCATTTCTTTAGATTTTATTTTACGTTCTTGTTCTAGCATTTCTTTACTAGGTTTTTTACCTGAGCCTTTATTAGCTCTAATGTTATCCCAGAGTCCTCTTTTAGAATAACTACCATCTTTACGTTTAATCATTTCTCCACCATTTTTCATCATAGGATATTCATCTACATAAGATGCACCACCAAAATTATATTCTTGTCCTGGATACATCATTTGTTCTTCACCATTAGAACCTACACCTAGTACAGGATAGGGTACACCCTTCATAGTTATATTAGGACTAGATATACGAGTTACTTTACCTGGATGTGCCCATTGTCCTCTGTCATCTTTTATTACACCACCTTGCTGATATATATCAACATCTTTAAGTGCATTATTAAATTTTTGAAAAGCAAACTTATCACCTTTATCAAGAAGTTTTGAAATATCAGCATGACTTCGTAATGTATATCCTGTACCAATCTCTTTAAATAAATTTTGTCCAGCCACTCTATGATCATTAACAAGCTTAGATATAATTGCTGTTTTTAAGTTTTTATTAGCTTGAGCTTTACCAAGTAAATTACTATTAGTATTACCTAAAACATCATTAATCCAGAATTGTGAATTACCATCATTACCTGCTTTAAATTGTGGAGAAAAATCAAATAATGAAAAATCTTTTGTTTTAGGATTGTATAGGTAGTTGTTACCCATAAAATCAAAACCTAAATCATTGTTAATAACATCTTTTAAGTCATAGTACATTTTACGAACTGAGTCATCTGGCATTTTTCTATAATTGATAGGATTAAGATCTAAAGGACGGTATCCATCATCAATCCTATTCATTATAAGAGCTCTCTTGTTATTTTCTACATTAAGTTGATTTTTAACCTTTGCTATGTTAGGTTTATCTTTTATATTTTTCATAGCACTTACAAAATCAAAATTTGTATATTCAGGATAACCAATACCTCTACCTACTGTTTCAACAGGCTCAAATTTTACAACATGGTCAGGAAATCTTTTTAAACTAAATACACCTTGATTATTTAATCCTTCTGAAATATTCAAAGGAGATCCTAATTCTTTATATAAATTCTTATTAGTTATTTGTTCTACAGACTTAGGTTTATTTATAGAATATGAAACTTCATCTATAAATTTTGGAAAAGATGCACGTGCTTCTTTAAAAGCTGAAGATTTTAATCCACTACCTAATGGGTCAAATCCAAGAGCACCAAGTCCTGCTGTCATTGCTACATTTAGAGCTGCTTCTTGGGGTGTTCTAGAATTACCTAGATTTGAAGCCATGTCTCCAACAAACTTTAAAGGATTGATATAGTCATCAAAGAGTTCTCCTGCACCACCTACACTACCAGGAAACATTCTAAACTTCTCACCTATGTTAAAGTTCTTTTCCTTAAATGTACCTTTTGTATTTCTTGCTTTTTGTCTTTCTTCTAAAATTTGCTTATTTCGTCTTTCAGTGCCTTCTTTTGTTATTTTTCTAGCACGTTCATTTTCTTGATATTCAGCTTCAGTTAAAGCTTTTGGTCTTGGTGCCACCCTTGTACCATCAGATATGGCTAGTCCCATCTGAGCTTTAGGAAGCCTAGACATATAAAACTGCTGTAATATAGAATCTGTCCGTTTCATTACCTTTGACTAAGTTGTATTTTCTGATTAGATATTTTAAATAACATCTTTACATCATCACTTTTAAACTTTCTTAAGAACACTTTATTTAAATTGTGACGAAACTTCTTACGCTCTAATGGTGACTTTTGATAGTTTACATAAGCTGGATTGATTTTAAACTTATATCCATTAGCCTCTGTAATAAACATTGGAATGTTTGTATTTGGGGCAAACTCTCCTCTTTCTTTTGTTATATCCCAAAATTGATTAAATCTAATCTTTTGCTCTTCTTTAGAATAGTTTATTCCTATAGATTGTGCTCTTATCTGAGGATAACTAAGCATTGCCACCGGGTTGGTTTTATTCTTAAGTTCTAGTTCTAAAAGTCCAGATACTTGTTCTGAATTATATATAATAGCCTGATCAAAGTTTGCATCTAATACATGGAACTCATCTCTGCATTCATTGTGAATTTTATAAGCTTCTAATATATACTCTACGTTTCTCATAGAAACAACTTGCTGACCCGTAGATGATATAAACTCAATTTCAAAAGGATAATCTACACCATAAAAATTACAGAACTTATCACATCTTACATTATGCTTCCATATAGAATTTTGATTGACACTCATAAAATGAGCTTTCCCAGGAATTAAAAAGCTAGGTATCCAGTCATGAAAACTAACCCAAGCACCTTTACCATCATTCCCGTTTGGATCATATGATATAGTCCAGCTAGCATCTTCAAAATAACTAGTGTTAGTTAAAGGAATGTACACCTTACCATTAGATGAACTTATTTCATAAAAACCTTTTGAGTCAAATAACAAATTGGTTTTTAGTGGTTTATAGTCTTTCTTAGTAATATATACAATCTCATTAGTATTGTCATACATTATTTGTACCCCTACACCAATTACCGGGTTATCAAAATAAGGATAGGTGGGATACGCTGCTAATAGTTCACTAGGTAAATATCTAGCAAACCACCACTTAAGACCATTTTTAGATATCTCTTTTATTTGTCCAGCATACTGAAATATCTTTCCCTGATTTTGACTCACCCAAAAAACACCGTGTATTGTATTAATAGAACAATACTTACTTTGGCAAGAACCATACTCAAAAGAACTTTCGGTATTTACAATTTGTTGTAAAGGTTGATTAAAAAGCCCCCCATCACCTATTGTAATTTTAGCACCCGTTCCATCTAGCTTCAGTTCTTCTACACCCATAAACTGCATAGGACTCTGTCTTGACATCATAAACAAAGCACCTGTTTTATTTACAGATTTTATAGATGTTACAGGAGAGTCAAAATCTTTATAATTGTTAGTTAAATATATTCTCCAGTTATCTTTTTTTGATTCTTGAAATTGAGGAAGAGAATATCTAACTCTACTAGGTCTATATACGTAACATTTTTCTGCAGTGGTAGGATCATAATCAAGACCTAATATATTTCCCCAAGTAATATGAGAATTAAATAATTTAGATACACTTAAGTTATAATCATATTTATAAAAGTTTCCACTTTTTATAATGTCACTTCTAAACATACTATCAAGATCAGTGTATCTATCAGAATCATAATGACGCTTAGATGGATCTTCTTCCCAATCTCTATATGCTAAATTAACCTCACTTTCAACAAAAAACTCTCTAACACCAGAATTAAATAAATAAAAATATCCAGAACTTACATGTAAGAAACCAGATGTTCTTTTATCTAATGATCTATAATTATCAGCTGCTTCTAAAAAAGCTACATTTTCTTCTACATTATTTATCCAAAATCTTGGATAGGGAATATACATATATAAAGTGTAATCCCATTCAGTTCTATCAGGCTCACCAATCATCCAATCAGTGAAAAAGAACATTGTGTTTTTTTCAGTAAATTTATTTATATAAGTGTCTCCGTTAAAAAGTGGAGAAGATGTATTAAACTTTTTAGTCTTATCAGGTGTAGTGTTAAAAATACAACCTCCATTTATAGGAAATTGTTTTATTCCACCTAATTGACCATATTGAGAAGGTATGCTAATTTTTAAAGCACCATAGTGACTTGATATAGTTGTTTTAATATTTTGATATAAATTACTATTTGCTTCACCTAATGTCACTCTACTATTGTCTGTAGTGGTTGGATCATCCAAATCTTTTTCAGTTTCTAAAACAACTACATTACTTCTAGCTGTGTTATTAACAAAATAGTCAGAATTAAACTGGCTATTTCCACTTCCTATATATAATGCTTCTTTAATCTTTCTTCTTTTATTACCTATTTTTTTTGGTATGGCTCCTCCATCATAAACACCATGTGAATTATATTGAGCTGAGTATTGTTTTTTAGGAATTAAATATATAAAAAGTCTTAAATACTGTTGTTTATACATTGCTGGTAGAATACCTGTTCCTATCAACGCACCTATTAAAAGTCCATTTGCAACACCTGCTGCAATAAACTGTGCAATAGTTAAAGGTGAGGCACCTGAACCAAAAACAGTAACTGTATCTCCAGCATAGTTTGGATTTAAAGTTAGTCCTGTTGATACAGGAGCATCTTTATCAGCTTCAATTTTTAAATCAAGACCTCCTCCAAGTGCTCCAAGAGCTGTTTGAACTGTGCTTATTATAGAAGCTACATCTCCGAAAACTGAACTAAAATTACTTAAAACTTTAAATTTAGGATGTTTCCAAGAATTAACAAATCTACCATTAGATTCACCATACACTTCCTGATAAATAGTTAGTTCATTGGCATTTAAAAAAGGATTGGAAAAAGTTACATCAGGACTATGAAATGAAAATATATTCTTTTTATAGCCACTCATTTTTGAAGTGGAAACATTAGCTTGTCCTTTTAATGCAGATTGACCATCTAAATTAGGAGAATCTGTTAAATAAGGATCTGGTCTTAAATCATTGTATGGATAATTTTGAAAAAGCCCTTTAGTTGTTTGATTAGGAATAGAATATTCCCTCATATTATTAAGCAGTCCTTTTCCAATAATAGATTTATTACCTTCTCTAGATCCTCTTAATAATTCATATCCTACAATTGACTGTATAGGATTACCTTGGTTGTCTAAAGGATGAGTTATATTACTAAAGTTAACTCCAAGAATATTAATAAATTTACCATTATTTGAAAATAAATTTAAGGATGGAGCTGTAGTTTCATCAGGCATCTTATGATGTCTAATGTTTTTTCCACATAATGTTCCCCAAATATCAGGAGTGTTATCTGGATATTTTTCAGTGCTTTCCCAAAATCCCATTTTACCTGATGCTATAACAAGCCCTCCATCAGAAAGAGTGTAACTATTTAGATTATCTAAAGTGGCTGTATTATACACCTGCCATCTTTCTCTTGTAATAGAATCTATACCAGATGTTTCAAAAGCATCATCTCCCATTACTAAAGTTCTATCACTAGCTAGAGCATCTCTTCCAGGTATATGATAGGACTCAGAACGTTCACCAGTGTTGTATACCCATCTTATAAAAAATGAATATTGTTCATCTCTTAAATAACCAGTATTATTTCCACCTTTAAAATAATAATTAGAAGGATATTGAACAGCTGTCCAACTAACATTTATATTATTAGCTTGTTTTTGATAATTAAATTTAAACTTTGAATAGTCTCCAATTTTTAATAAATAATTATTCACTTCGTATATAGCATCACTTTTTTCAGAAGAGTCTCCTCTAAATACCACTTGACTAATTGGCACTGTTTCAAACTCTTGATCCCACCTGTCAATGTATATTTTACCTTGTGAGGTTGAGTAGTTTCCTATTTTTTTAACTACTGTTGTACCATTAATACGACCAATTACAACTAACTCAAATTCGTCAAATGTTGTATCTATAGTAGTAATTGATAGTTCTAAAGAAGAACTAACATTTTCATGTGTAAATAATGATTGTACTTCTGATATTCCAATATACCCGGTTAATCTAACACCATCTTCAGTGTAAGCTATAGCAACTTGATAAGAACCATTAGGTAAAGTTCCTGCAACTTTTCCTTTATTTAAGATTAAACAAGGATGTTGTATTAAAGATGCAAGTCTTATCTTTTCACAATCAAGCTGTAAAGGTTGTGTTATAGTTTTTACTTTACAACCATCAACTATAGTTTCTATATATTTAAAAGGGGGATTACTAAGATCCATAAATCTATCTGGATTCAGTGCATCAACCCAATAAACAGGTCTATCGCAATCATAACGTTTACGTGAAGCACCTGTAATTAAGTTAGATCTTTTAAATCCTAAACATGGATCATTTACCACCTTTGTATAAGTGCATTGACTTTCATCAAATATTCCTATCTCAGAATTAGTATCATCTGTTGTATATACAGACCATTGATCATCAGAAAGATGAATACATCCTATTAAGCTATAAGGAAGAGTGATGCAACTTAAGTTAGCTGGCTCATTACCTTTTACACCAAGCTGACCATCATGTGAATTACTTACAACATTGCGAGCATGAGTATATAATCCTTCTCCTACAAATGTTTCATTGTAGTCTTTCACCATACCATTACTAAAGGTGTTAGTGATCACTCCAGGATTTTGTTGTTGCTCAGCCATGTTTTACTTCTAACTTCTTTTTTTCTAAAAACTTATATAATATCTCTGTAATGTGCCCTGCCATCCAAGCTTGAGTTTCTTCATCAGTTATTCCACGATGTTCTGTAATTCTTACAGATGCATGAAACACTTCATGAGCTATAGTGTTATGAGTGATGAACGCCTTTCCTAGAAGTAAATAATAAGTTTTCATATCAGGCATTACTAATGCCCCTTCTGCATCATCATCAAATTCCTCATCAATCTTGTATTTTTTATATAATTTCTCCACCTCTTTTTTAACACTATCCACTACAGCAATAACAAGCTTACATCCATAAGTTGTAAACTGTATAGTTGTGCTGCAACGTCTGAAGGTGTTACCAGCTTTCTCCTGATTTGAACATATTATAATATCGTCCATATTGAGCTTTACGGTTTGTTTCCCATAATTTCTTCATTTCTGAAAAATTTGGAGTGTTCACTATTGTTAAAGCATTATTACGAGCAGCTCTAAGACGCTGTTCTATAAGTTGCATTTTTTGCATTACATCTTCTCCATTAATGTATAGATTTTCAAGAATCCTTTGCTTAAAAGCATATTCATAATATTCATTAATCATAGGGTGATCTAATACTAACAAGTTTCCATGTTCATCTTCTAGAGCACCTTCATAAGATATAAACAAACTTCCCTCTTCTATATTAGTGTATATAAACTTGTTCTTAATATAACCAGCTGGTTTAGAATCATCTAGAGCATCTATTCTTCCAGTAGATGTTGCAATGCTGATAGGTGTAAAACTATCATACACCCTGGTTTCATATTTTCTTTTTTCAACCACCTGTACAAATATCTTCTCTCCTGTGTTACATTCAATAGTGTATGTTTTTTCACAAGTGCATGTAGGATCGGGCTCTCCACATTTAGAACAATAAGAACTATTTAAAATAACATCTTCTGTTTGTCTTCCTGATAGGACAGCATTTGTAACACTATACTTACCACATAAATAAGCATAGTTTAAAACATAAAAATCATCAGGAAGCTTTGTTTTTTTATTTGTTACCTCTAAAACTTTTTCTTTTGTACCATGTATTCTAAGACCCAAATCATAACTAACTCTTTGAGCCACCTTGATAAGTTGACCTGGTTCAATCATCCCCTCATTGTTATAAGTGGCAAAGTCTGTTGCCACCTCACTAAGAAGTTCATCAAATGTTTTATATGAAAGTTCTGTTTTCATCTACTTATATTTTGCTTATCTGCACTTACATCTGAGGGTAGTTGAAGCATTCCTACAAGATCTTTAAATACATTATTTTCTATCTCACCAGAAAGATAATCAGGTACATTAAAAGGTTGATCAACTTTCTGAACACAACTATCTTGTGCACAAGTAAAATTAGAAATATCATCTTCAAATATTCCTTCTACACGAATAGCATCCCATTCTAAATTAGGAAAATATAAATAATCATTTAAATACCAATAGTATTTAGTTTTATTATATTTGAAGTTTTTGCTTCTACTCATTACCAAATACGTACTAGGATTGGTAATTTGAAGTTCTTCAGATGCATCTAAAGAAGTTACACTTCTAATTAGTGGACCATAATATCCCTGCATAAATACAGGCATTACAGATTTAGTTCTTTTAATAACACAATCTGAAGATACTCCTGTACACTTAGCTTCCACTTTATCAATTTCTTCTAATTCAACAAAATCCAAGGTTTGTATAATACCAGAATAACCAAGAAGTTTATTTTTACTATCTTCTCTTTTCATGAGCCACTTACTATGCTTTAATATAAAAGCATAAATGGCCCGATCAGTCAAGAAAGCATCTTGCCTAACAGCCTTAACCTGTGTACGTATTCTTGAAATAACGTTTCCTATTGTAGTTCTGCCCATGGATTTTCTAAATTAAATTCATCATATGTTTCAAGAAGGTCTTTAGTTAATTCTTGTTTATGTTGTTTGAATCTTTGCTTTCTAAATATTCTACTTATTCTCACTAAGTTATCAACCATTAAATACTTCTTCCACTCTTTGGGATAGGTTTGACCTATTGTTCTTTTGAAATCTCTAACACCAGAAAATCCCCACATCTCATGATGTTTAAACCTATACTTAGTTTCAAAATTTGTATAGAATATCTTAGCTATATACTGATCAGACTCCCAGTTTTGATTCTGGAGTGTTACTCCATATTTCTCTGATTTATTAAAATCTATATTACTTTTTTTACGAGGACATGTACCTATAAAAATAAAACCAAGCTGCTCAGGAAGTTCTACACCATCTCTGTCTTCTACCACAGTTTTCCAGATTTTACCATTGAACGTGGTAATTATATTCTTAAACATTTCTAGAGTGATGAGACTTGAATACTTAGGATTATCTTTTACAAATTGCTCATAAAAAGTAGCATTGGTAAAATTTAACTTCTTTGGTCTATACCTAGGAGCGTTAAGATCTGGTTTTTTATATGGTTTACTCACAGTTGTCTACATTAATAATTTACGTAAAAATCTCTATAGTTTAAAACTAAACCTTACAGGTTTACGCTGTATATACAAACTCAGATATTTTACCTTTCCTCTGATCATGGATTTCAATAATAGCTTGGCGTTTAGCACCTGTATATTTGTTATGGTAATGCCAGTAGTCAGGTTTAGAGAGAGAAGGAAGATGTTTAATGGCAAATCCGTGTATTTCATTTTCAGATATATACTGAGTTGTTTTCTTATGGTGCCAGTGACCGGTGTAACAAGTTCTATAATTTGTTGCACCCCACTGTTTTGGAAATTCTGTTGCATATACTAAAGGAGTATTTTTTGAGCTAATATCACCATGCTCAAAAGCAAAAAAGTTATCACCGTAAGTAATAACTTTTCTTTCAGCATATTCAACATCAAATATGATATTAGAAGCTGTATTAAAACATTTGGAAAGAGCATGAGCCATATGATAGCTACTAAGTCTATCATGATTACCAGGTAGATACACTACATGGAGATTATTACAAAATTGTTTTACAAAGTTTACACTCCAGTATAATGAATCAAATGCTATTTTATAAGCATCTTGTGCTCTTAAATCATTATCTACAGGTGTACCCTTTGTAGTAGATCCATGAAAACTATCCATGTTTAAAAGATCACCACCAAATACATAAATGATTTTATCAAGTTTATGACTTTTATAAGCCTTTAATACTAAATTACTAATAGCTTCTCTAAAGTCATCAGCCACTCCATCATTACCTTCTTTACCAAAGTGAAGGTCTTGAATACTCAAAACCCCCACTGTAGGTAAAACGAATGTGTCATTCAAATGCACCTCTGCAACTGGTGTATAACTTGGCTGGAAGTTTTCAATCACTTCCTTTAAAAAATCTTTTTCTTCTAAAGTCTTTTGAGTAACCATGGCAGAAATAAGCCAATGGTCTTTATGTTGCTTATTCCAATAGGAGCTAAGCTTCCATTTTGTAGTGTCAATTTTTAAAATCCTTATTATTTCTTCAGGACTTTTTGGTTCTACAAAAGCTATTCCTTTAATTTCAGCAGTGCAGTCATCTAAATTTTCTCTAAATTCTATCACCTTTTCTTTCTCAGAAAGTATAGCATCTTGTAGATTGTATTTCATATCTAAAACATACTCATTCTTAATTCCTTCGTCATCAATAAGTTCTAGCATTCTTTTACCTACAAACTCTATAAGACTAGAATCTAATTCTTCTTGTAGCAGTTGTTTTGTTTCTGAGATTTGTTTTTTGATTTCTTGGTATTTCTGTAATGAAACACCTAACTTTGTCGCACAGAACTCATCAGTTTTTTTCCATCTGAGAGAACCATACACCTGATTAATTAAAGACATAATTTTAGTATTTGGTATATGGTGCATAAAGTTAGATTATATTATATAACTCTAACATATTTTATGCACATTTTATAAACAGTTTAATAAAATTAAGGTCTCAATGTAGAAACACCGAGACCTGTCGTGTGGGTAAACCAACAAAACCACTGACTTTATATTTTAACTCTGCACAATAGCTATCTGTACAGATTGTGAAGTGTTTACCACTACGTTACTAAATGTAAGTGTTGCACTTGTTGCTTGAGAAGTTTGTGTTTGAGAAACACCATTACTACCTGTTACACGTATAGCTCTTGGACTAGAAACAGCAGGATTGCTATATGAAACAGCTATATTAAATGTTCCCACTTGTGTAGTTCTAAAATAACCTAAACCTGAATATGCAATAGGTAAGTTAACACCTGTTTCATATGTTACAGCAACACTATTAACAGTTACTGCTGATATAGTTAAACCAGAGAATGTAGCGTTATTAACTACTACAGAAGGACTTGTAGATGTGCAACCACTAGCAGTCATGGCTCCAACACCTGTACCGTTGGTGCAAATTACAGTGTCAATTTGAAGTTTATAACTTACAGCAGATCCTGATATATTAGTAAGTGTATAAAAACTAGGACTAGTCGTTCCTACACTAGCCCCTGTTTGCGTATAAGTAAACTCTTGGATTAAAGCATTACTGTTATTTAACAGTCTTCCTGATATAGTTCTTATTCCTGTTCCTGAATAATAAAAACCATATAAATTTACAGTTGTTGAAAAACCTGTAGATAGTGTAAATGTTTTAGTTTCAGTAAGAGAACAGTTTGCATTAGCAAGTGTATTTCCTGATAAACAAGGATCTCCTGTTATTGTATTGGCTGAAAAAGTATTTAAAGAAGAATATAACCCCCCACCACAATCAGCTTCTATAGTACCTTGATAAAAAGTTCCAGTAAGACCTGTAATAGTAACAGGAGATGATGTAGGATTGGGTGACACTGTAAATATAGTAGAAGGATCTGATGCAAGCCAGTATTGCACCCTATAACCATTTGCAGGGGGTGTTCCAGGAGGAGTAAACGATACACTTAATGTGGCCATAACTTAATTATATATTACAACTTGTATTTAAATCAGTGAATGTTCCACCACTTAATGTACCATCTTTTATACAGATTGTTTGTGGAGTGGCAGCATTATTTATAATTTGCACTTGTTCAGAACTATTACAAGCAACATAATAATAAACTGCTGTCTGTAATAGAGTGACTTGTCTGCAAATATTAGAACTTGAAGATATTGCAAACACTATAGGAGAACCAAAGTTTCCTCCACCGCAATCAGCTTGTATACTACCTTCAATATTATAACAAGAAGGAACACCTGCTATAGTGATGGGATTTTGATTTTGAGTAACTGTATTCCAGTTTGTATCACCAACTATTCTCCATTTAACTAAATATCCATTAGCAGGAGATACTGCCGGTGCTGTAAAAGCAACTTGTAAGGTTTTATATGTATTGCACAAAGAAGCCATATATTATAATTTTATACAACTGTTCCTGTTCCAGAGTCTGTTACTACAGAACCTGTAAACGCTTTAAAAGATTGAGGAATATTTTTTACCACTTTTAAACTAAATATAGTGTGTGTAGAACCCGTTCCTGTAACAACAGTAGCTCCTCCAGAAAGAGGGGTACTAGGAACTTGAGAAACTGTAAATGTAGTTGCACTAGGAATAGTTACAACAAGTGTGTTTGTAGCAAACGCACCTACACCAGCAGTAACTTCTACCACCATACCTATTACAAGGTTAGTTGTAGAACCCACTGTTATTGTGGTTGAAGAACTTGTTGCTCCTGCTGTTGATGTATAAACAGGACCAAGTCCTAAATAACTAATATTAAATGTAGGAATAGAAGGTAGCGTTGTAGTGTTTGTTGCTGTATAAGTAGTTAATGGAATAGTTGGTGTTATGACACCATTCAGCACTTTATGAAGTTTTGTTAATATAGTGATGAGTCTATCATTATTACTTATACCAAGAGCAGGAAGATTAGGTCCCTTATATAAAACACAAGGTGCTTCACTTATTTCATCACAAGGTTCTCCACCAGGACAATCTGGAAGAACATAGCTTACAGATGATCCGTAACTAGAGCAACAAGGTTCACAAGGTGTATGTGTGCATCCGCAAGACATAGTGTGTATTATTTAATGTTTTTTAATTATACTAGGGTAGCTGTAACACCAGTGGGTGGATTACAAGTGGGACTTGCAGTGGTCGTAACACTTATAAAAGAACAGTTTGTTTTAGAAAAAGACCCTGCAGCTATTTCTATACGTATCTTATAATTTGTACTAGCGGTTAAACTAGTGAATGATCCTGTTCTTGTAGTGGTACCAGCTGGTGTTTGAGAAGATATTAATGTAGTTCCTGTAGTGTCAAATATCTTAGCAGTGTAACCTGTTATAGAACCACCAATTTCAGGAAAGCTAAAACCAATGGTAGTACTTGATGGATTGGTAGTGACAGTTGGACATATAATGTTAATTTGTTGTGTAGCAGCAGATGTTGATATCCCTCCTGCACAGTTTGTAACCACTCTAAAATCATATATTCTATTATCTAACAAACCATTTATAGTTGCTGTAGCAACACCAGCAGCTACACTAGAATGTGTAGTCCAAATAGTTGGCTCAGTAGATAACTTATACTGAACATCTTGATTTGATGCACCAGCACCTGGAGTCCATGTTAATGTAATATTCATATTATATTAAGGTTGCACTTACACTAGTCACAATTGGACAAGGTACAGTGATATTTTTAGTTACAGATTTATTACATACATTATTACTCTTAGATATGAATGCATTAACAACAACAGTGTATGGCATTGAGCTATTAAGAGGAGTTCCCACTACACTTCCACCAGCTACAATAAATGTATAAGGACTGACATTAGCAGCTTCTGTTACAATGTTAATTACAAAAGACTTACTATTAGTTCCATCAGAAATAACAACTGTAGTGTTTTGAACAGCCTGAATAAAGCCTGAAGGAATAATAGTGGTTGGGTTAAAGTCAAGATATACTTCCTGACGGGCACCATTAGCTGTAGCACTGTATTCAAGAATAAATCCAGAACAATCTGTTTGACCACAGCAGTTTTTAAGATCAGCTATAACAGCTCTCATATCACATACAGTGATCCAAAGATTCTGCATAGCTTGTGACATGTTAGCAACAGTTGAATTCCAACCAGTTATAGATGACATTGCACCAGCTTGGCTAAGTGCTGATGCAGCACTTAATGCGGTACACTGCTGAGAAGCAGCTGCTGTAATTTGAGTGTTAGATCCTAAAGCTGTTCTAAGAAGACAATATTCTTCTTCTAACTTATCTAATACAACGTTCATTTGTGTAGGAACACTAGGAAGAATGCAATTAGGTGTAACAGTAGGAAGAGTTATTGCAGGAGCATTTTCTAATGCTGTAATTCGTGCGTTGTGACTAGTAAGTGTAGTTGTTTGAGAATCAACAGTGGCTTTTAAAGAGCAATACTGATTAGCTATTCGCAGAGTGTATTGATTATGAACAAGTTGTGTTACTGTAAGTCCTGTACCACCATCTACATATTGTAAACATGTAGGAAGAGTGAGAGTGGGTTCTGTATAAGTAGATCCTGGACTTCCAGGAATAGTAGCTTGTAAACAGCAAACCTTATCTATAATAAAATCTAATACTGCTGACAGGGTTTTTGTAGTGGGTGCCGGATTTACAGAAGAGCAAAAAGAGACCAAACAAGTGAGGTCTAAGCTTGTCAAATCCAGAGTGGACTTAATAGTGCATAAGTCTGTAGCTACCTTGTAAACTACATCAGAAACAGTGTCACCGTTGCAGAGGTTAAGACAGGAAAGATCAGGTCCCTGCCATACGACACAATTTGAAGAAACAGGAATACAACCCTGACTAGCAGCATTAGATTTAGGTAACATATTATATCAGATATATTAAATTAAACAGATGTACCACCCACTTCATCTAAAAACAGTTCTTCTGCTTTAGTAAATGCTTCATCAAATTCATCACACAAATAGTTTTTAGAAATAGATTCTATAGGTTGTCCACCTTGATTTTTTGAATTAAGGCTAGCATATATATTAAAATTTGCATATAAATTCACTTGACCTTCAATAGGTTGCTGAGAGCCAGGAGGCACTGCCATTACATATTTTGATTTTGTAACAGAAACAACCTCAGCAATAGCTTGAGGAAATGTATATTTATACCTGTCTGAAATAAATGAAAATAAAATCATATATTATAGTTTAAATTAGAATCACTCTACACTATAATATACAAAATTTTACAGATAGTACCAAAATAAAAAAGCACCCTCATTTTAAGAGAGTGCTTTAATAAATACTAAAACCCACACATTATCTAGGCGTCATTGGTACAACATTATCAGGATTTTCTGAGATTCCTTCATTTAAGAGTTTGAAAAATGTAGCATAGTTTTCTGATGTTTCAACCTTTTCTAATTCAGAAAGCTTAATTGGTTTATATTCAACTTCTTTTTCTGTTTGTAAAAGCTCATTAAATTCTTTTTCAAACTGTTGAAAATCAGGATTTAATTTTTTACTTGCTGTTTCTTCATCATTAGAATCATCATCTATTAACATGGGGATTGTAATATTCCCATTTTCTTCTTTACCATATTTTTTAATAAGTTCGTTTCTAAGTTCTTCTATTGCAACTTTTTCAGCAGCTACTTTTTTAGCAAGATCAGTAAGCCAATACTTAGTAACAAGAGAAAGCTTCTCTCCTAGAAGACCAAAAGACTTTTTAGCACCTGTTGTTTGATCAACTATACCATTCAGCTCTGCGTCAAGATTGTAGAACTCAACTAGTTTTAATGTAATTTTTTTCATAAATGTGGTTTTGTAACTCAAAGATATTAATAGATGTAATGTAATGTTGTAAAAGTTATTAACATATGTTAAAAATAATACGAATTTAACAATTGCTAATTAAACTTGTAACTCCTGATGAATTCACTTGTCCACGATAAGTAGTACCTGCTCCTACTCTTGTCCAAGCATAGAAAGTTGAAGATGTACCAGAAAATGTGGTAGTTAATCCAGAATTTGTATAAAATTGAGTGACAAGGTCACCTGTTGCCTCAGCAGCATATACACTTGTTAATGCTGCATAATTAGTACATGCTTGAGAACCAGTGCTATAACCAGAATCATCAAAATCATATTCATAACTTGACGCACCTGGTGTAACTTTTACCTGTATTGCCATAAATAGTATTTTAATTAAGTACAAGTTGTATAAACAACAACATATAAATATTGACCAACACTGCTATTATAAGTGTAATTATAATTAATTGTTACAGTTAAACCTGAAGTAGAAGGATAAGTATAATCATAAACAAGACTACTACTACCTGCACCTACACCATTTGAAGACCATGGTTTTCCATAAAAAACTGCAATTTTATAAATATTTGCAAAATCAGTAGATGTACCATCAATTGTAATATCAAATGTTTTATTAGTTGTACCTAAATCAAATATAATCATTGATCCTTGACAACATACACAACTTGCTAAATAGGATAGAAAAAGATTTCTAAATGTTCCATCACTAGCATAATTAAGACTATGATCATAATTATACCAGTTTGACATTTGATAATTTGTACAAGATGTAGAATATTTTCCAGAATTAGAAGAATGTACATTTATAGGAGCATATCTTTGACCACTTGTTGTGTCATTATCACAACCAGCACCTGATGCCCAACGTCTAAAAGAATAATCAGTCATTGCAGATTGACCCATTTCTGTCCTTGCATTATTGAATGATATTGTACCACTAGCTGGAAATGCCATCTAATTTAGTTTTAAGCTGTTCAATTTGCAATTGTTGTTCTTTAATAGCTTCAATAAGTACACCCACTACGTTTCCATAAGATACACCATACTCATCTACATCTTTAGCATAAGTAACCACTTCAGGTAACACCTCATTTATTTCTTGAGCTATCACTCCTGTTTGTCTACCTTTTTTTATATCATCAATCTTATCATAAAATACACCCCGCATTCTATTCACCTTATCTAATGCATTGTCAATAGTTGTAATGTTTGTCTTCTTTCTTCTATCAGAATAAGCCACTATATCATCTGTAGAATATATTGCACCACTTACATACAATCTGTATGAAGATGATGTAGTAGAAGCAGCAACTCCTAAACAGTTATTACCTACATTATGATATAAATACCAACGACCATTAGTTTCTCTATATATACCACCATTACCACCACTATCGTACATCATTCCGTTAACACTACTATATTCATCAAAAAAACCCGCATAACTGTTTTTAGATCCTTTAATTCTCCACTGAGTATAACTGCTACCAGTATTATTTCCTGTTATTTGGTTAGCGTTACTTACTACATTATCACTTATAGTATTAATATATAAAAAAGATGCAACTAAAGCATTACCATTTACATGTAAAAGTTGAGATGGACTTGTAGTACCTATTCCAAAATTACCGGCATTTATATAACTATTAGAAGTATTATTGGCATTTAATTGTATATTACTTGTACCTCCTTTGTATAGATCCAAAATACCATGTGCTGATACACCTGTACTAGTAGCTGAAACTGTACAAACATTTAATGTATTATTATAGTTAACATATAAATATATAGAATCACTATATCCAACAATAGTTGTAGCACCAGCTATGAATTTTTCATAGCTTGTTCCTGGGTTATCTCTTACAGAAACTCTACCTGATGACTCCAATAAAATACTTGAAGCTACTACACCTCCCCAGTGGAATGCTAATTGTGGTGCATAAATCACATTTGTATTGCCACTACCTCCTGACTTTTCTCTTATTTGCCAGTTTTGTGTGTAAGCAACTCCTGTTGATGTGGATTGTATATATGAACCTCCACTTCCTTGTATAATAGGAGTAGAAATAGCACCTACAGTAGCTGTTCCACTTAGGTTTAAAGTGACTGCTCCTAATGTAGTGATATTTGTAATATTCCATGCACCCATGTTTATATGACCTCCCATAGTGCCACCAGAAAGTGGTAAATAAGCAGTGGAAGTGTATGCATTAGAACCAAGTCCTAAGAATGTTGGACCTAAAGATGATGCTGTATATGCTTCCCATCTTGAGTTAGTACCATTATATATCATGAAATAAGACACTGTTCCAGAACTATACCCACCACCATAACCTATTCCTGCAAATTGTGTACTGTTAGCAGCTGTTCCTGATATGCTTATTCCCCAAGTACCACTTGCACCAGTTCCTGTTAATGTTGGAGAGTATGAGTTATAGTTAGCTGCGTGAAGAACTTGGTTTCCATTAACATTAATATTTACAGCATTAAAAAGTCCTGAACTACTAAAAGTTCCAAGAGTTGTATAACTTAAAGTACGACCTGCTGCTCCTGATGGTGCACCATAAAAATTAATTCCTCCAGCTGAAAATAAAATGTAAGAAGAAGTATCTGTTCCTGGAGCTATATAAGACCCACCTGTAGTTGTATGCCGAACATTATAACCTATACCACCATAACTACCTCCGGAATATCCTACTACTAGTGCTCTGCCTTCAGTACCTCCTGAACCTAAATTCACATTATAAGATCCTATAGCATCATAAAAGTTAGGAGCACTAATAGCAATTGTTGTAGTAGCACCTCTTCCTGTTACAGAAGCTAGTGTATCAGTTTCCGTATATCCTGTTATATAACCTGCACCATTAACAAGTTGATTAGTATTAGTGGGTATTGTAAATACACCTGTAGAAGAGTTGTATGCACCAGTACCTGCTACAAAACTCACTGCAGCACGAACACGTACATCCGTATAATAAAGATTTGTACCCTCACTTACATTTGTTGTAGATAGAGAAGGAAGATCTGCTAAAAGTAAAGCTCTAAATGTAGGAGCACCTGCTGATCCATTAGGAGCAATAAACACTGTATTAGCAGTTTGGCTAGCTAAGGTGACAGATAGAGTGCCTGATGTAGTGATGGGAGAACCTGTTAAACCAAATATTCCAGGTAGAGTAATGGCTACAGATGTAACTGTGCCTGTATTATTTGTATAACCTGATGGATTGGAAGCTAAATAGTAAGTGGCAGTGTCAAGAGAAAATGTTCCAGCTGCTGTCATCTTAACAAACGGTGTACCTGAAGTCCAAGAAAGAGCAGCCAATCCAGATAGCACTGAACTAGCTTGTTGTGCCCCAACAGTGTTATAACTTATAGTGACAGCAGCACTACCATTAAAAGTGATACCTGATGAATTACCACTTCCTGAATTGTTAATAGTGAGTGAGTTAGTAGTGGTTCCAGCACTACCTCCCCCACCTCCAGGAGGAGCAGCCCATACACCATCAGATCTCAAGAAGTTAGTACTACCTCCACCTGAAGCTGGAACTAGTCCTTTTAAAAGATCAGTGAAAACATTTAAAACAGTTGTAGCTTGTGCACTAGTTAGTGCTTCTACATTACCAGTGCCACCTGTCACTCTACCTAATATAGTGGACGTAGATACTTGAGCAAGCTTTGCTAATGTTACAACATTATTAGAAATAAGGGTAGATATGGCTGTATTACCAGAGCCAGTGATATCACCTGAGAGTGTAATAGTCTGATTAGCAGTGAGATAGACATTTGTGTCTAATGTAAATAGATTAGCACCAGTCATTTTTACAAATGCTGTAGTGCCTGAATAAACTAAATTAGTAAGAGAGGTAAGACTTGGGGATTCTCCTTGTGCACCAATGCTGTTATAACTAATTGTAATAGATTGAGATCCATTATAACTAGAACCAGAACTATTACCTGACCCTGTATTATTAAATAAAACTACATTTGGATTAGGACTTGAAGAAGATGGAACATAACTTATTGTAACATCACCTGTACCAGGATCTATTCCAGTGTATGTTAATTCTATATTGGAACCAGCAATGATTTTTCTAATAACAGCATGACCAGGACTAATTACATTTAAGTCTTGTCTAAGTATTCCTTGTTCTGGTTGTACGGGCTGTCTTGTTGTAGAATATATTGGCACATCTTATTATTTCCAAGTTCCTGATATTTTTGTAAAAGTAGTGGCAGTCTTCCATGTACCAGCCACCTTAATATACATAGTAGCTTGTTTCCAAACACTTCCCACTTTCAACCACACAGTAACACCACTTGGTGATGGTGGAGCACCCTGTGACTGTAATAACGTAAGAAGCATTGTTAACTATTTTTTAGCATGGCTATTGTTTGCTCTGTTTCAGCTATCTCCGTTTCAAGCTTTAATATCATTTCAATATTACCCAATTGAGTGTAAGTCAACAATTGAATTCTAAGATAATCCAAGCGTATCTCGCATTGATTTATTAATTTAGCTATATTCATTACCAAAAGATTAAGCATTTGAAACATTCTGCAAAAGAAGCCCGGTTTAACCAAATGTATTTTAGTCCATCTTTGGTTGTAAAGATTTCCATCCTATTGCCAATAATTGCTGTTGGTGCTGCGTAAGGATACATAGAACCACCATTCACCTTCCCCGTTACCACGTTCAAGGACATCACTCTTTGTGTAGCATCCTTCTGAAAGAATATATTGTCCATACCATCATACGCAGTCATTGTACCTGTGGTTAGGGTTTCTGTTAATGGAGTTGTAAATATAAGATTACACCTATCGGTAGTTAAATCAAATCTATCAAATCCAATAGCAGCACCACCACGTGTTGAAAACATATACCTACCTCTTGTCAGCAAATCACTTGTTCCAAATGTCCAGTTCATACTAACACCAAGCCCTTTTACTGTTTGCTCCAATATTACATATCCTGTAACGAGAGTAGTTGCAGCACTAGTTGTTGGTAAAGTAAGTGTATTTGCTGTATTAGAGGTAATTGTAACCTCTATTGGTCCCCCCGTTGTGGTTATATATCTTACTCTTTTACCTGCCCAAATATTAACTGCCCAAGATTTTGTAGTGTCTTGAAGTGTGGTGGTAGATTGAGTACCTGTAGCTACACCAAAATCAGCAGCACCAATAGCAGATGATGTTGATATGCTATATCTACTCACACCATTAGTTGGAGCAGTGGCAGTAGCTACAAGTGTTAACGTGGTTGCTGTATTACTTGCAATTCTAAAAGATTGTCCTGTTACAGCTCCCGTAGCCCCTGTAACTGCTGTTGTGTACATATACACTGTTTGTCCTGCCCATTGGTTTACTGTCCATGACTTTGAAGCATCAACAAGTACAGTTGTTGATTGGTTGCTTGCAATAGTAGTAGCAGCAGGTGTTCCTGCCATTGTGTAGGTAAAAGTTGTAGCTGATGGTACAGTGGCAATAGCCACATTCGTCACATTAAAATTTGCGTCTGTAGCACCCCTAACAGTTACCAACTGACCCACCTTAAATTGATGGTTATGTGCAGTTGTAACAGTTGCAGTTGTTGTAGCATTTGCAAATGTAGTGATTGCTACAGGTCTGTTACCTGCAACTGTTGCAGAACCACTTCTTGCTATACCAAAATCTTGCTGTCTACCAAAAGTAGGAGTTTGTGAATCAATATTATGAATAGGCAATCCTGCAACACTTCCTAATTGAAGATATACTTTATTAGGGTCAGCTTGTATAACAAACACAGATGTGTTATCAGGTGTAGTTGCCCAAGTGCCCACAATAGTTAGTGCAGTGGCTGTATTAGATGCAATTGGTTTTACTTGTCCTGCTCCCGTACCTGCCATGATTCTAACTGCATAGTTTTTCCAACGGTCTACTACCCAAGATTTAGTTGAATCAGTGATGCTAGAAGCAGCTCCTGCTGTTGCTATTCCTGCATCAAATCCAAGAATAAAATATCTACTTGTTGCATTAGGATGTGGACTAATATGAGTAGTCCATGTTAACGTGTTAGCAGTATTACTATCAATCTTACGAATTTGTCCTGCTCCTGCACCTGAATAAATATACACCCAATAATCTTTCCACTGGTTAACTTCCCATGCTTTTCTATCAACTCCAAGTGAAGAATCTACCAATGTAGTTACAGTGCTTGTTGATGCAGCAATACCACGATACCATAAGGATGAGTTTTCAGTAGTACTTTCAATACTGCAATCTGTACCTACTGCTGCAAAAATACCAGACATAGATGGTATAATATACCATGTGTCTGAAATCATGTCATAGGCTTGCATAGTGAAAAACGGAGCAGCAGCAGCACTAGAAACTAAAATAACAATTCCTGTTTTAACCTTAAACACAGAAGTGGCATCAGGTTGAACAGTCCACGCAGAATCAACAGTTACAACTTGTGATTCAATAGAATATGCAGCTTGTGAACCTGCTGTTGCATTAATTGCAGGGTTGAATACAGCAGGGTTGTTCCAAATTTCATTTGCTTGGGTTACATCACCCAAAACTATTTGAGTGGCAGTGTTTGATAATATTCTTCTAATCTGACTAACCCCAGCATTACCTGTTATACGAAGTGTATATCCTGTATATTGATTAATTGCAAAAGCCTTTAATGTATCTGTAATGTTTAAAGCACCTACTACGTTATTTACAGCAGTTACTATCCCACTATCAGCAATAATAGGTTCTGCTACACCCGTAATAGTTCGTATTTGTCCTGCACCTGTTCCTGATATAATTTCTACATCATACCCAAGTAATGATTGCATTGTAACAGATGGTATAGTTAGTGTGCTTGCTCCTGCTGCAATAACACTACCCTCTATACCAAAAGCTGCACTATATTTCATTGAGGAAAATGTAACAGGTGCAATAGGTGGGGCTGATAAAGGTTGATACATATCAGTCCAAGTATCATATTTTACAAAAGATGTTGCAGAAATTAAATAAGGTATATATCTTCCATGTTCTTCTGGCAAAAAGTTACCATTATCTGCGGCACAAGAACTTGATATTGCAGAACTAACTGCTGGGGCAAAACGTGTCCATTGCCATACAGGTTTATCCACTCCTCTCATTAATGTATTTGATACTAAAGCTGGCATATTATTCAAATTTTAAGTGTTGACGAATGCACAATGCATACGTTTGGTCTGCTATATTAATATACATTTCTCTATCCATACCTGCCATTGAAGTTTGGGCAGCTACGTTTGTTACAGTAGATACAGTAGATACAGTGCCTACAGTAGTTACAGTGGCAAGTGTTAATCCTGCTGCAATAGCATCAATAGCAATACGTTGTCTTTGTGCTGCATCTACCACTTGAAGGCTTTCGCACATACCTACAAGGATTCCCATAAGCATCTGTATGGTTGACAGCAATTCATCTGTTTTTTGGGCTTGTGTTGGCATAGGATTTGAAGAACTTACATCTCCATCATTTACACCATCTGCACCAAGAGTCAGCTTTATTCTTTGGAATAAAATACCAAGTATTTCCTCTGCTGCTACTGTTGCCCCTATACCTGGGGTATATCCTACATTATCTGGCATTATTGAATAGTTATATTATTATTTATAAATATATGAAAAACATACACACACACACACTCCTCACTAATAATATACTGAATTTTTTGCAGTGTAAAAAATCAACATATTAAACTAACACTGTTATACCAAGTTGTCCTGTAGCCCAGGTCCATGCTTGAGGATTTGTCTCCCAGTTAGTATATGGTGTTCCTGTCATTGTAATGTTTCCTTCTGTTAAAATATTTCCAGAAATTTCTTCACCATCTTTGTTTAAAGTTGCTTCGTGTAGTGAATAGTAAAACATTGCTGAATCTTCTAGGTTATCTGTTCCACAACGAAGAAACATATACTTTGCTGATTTATTTTGTCCGTTTACCCAAATGTTAAATGGTTGTATCTTTTTCATTTTTTATAGTTTTAAACATATTGTAAATAAATATCTCCAAGCACGGAGTCTCCAACTGCATAGGTGGTTTAATATTCATCACACCACTACTAACTCTGAATCCTCCACTATTAATTCTAAATCCCATATTTTAAAATTTAGTTAAGAGAACCAGTTATAGGAGCAGTCCATGCAGAACCGGTTAAAACATTTAATATCTGAGGATATGTATAGGGACCCTCTTTAGTAGTCAAACTACCTAAAAATGATGGATTTGACCCACTTTCATATTTAATAAAAGTTTTTGTACCGTCTATTGATTTTCTAATAGTGGTAGCATCAGTTTCTTCAACTTGGTTGAAGTCTATTTTTGATACTTCACTTACGTTTAGAATCATAAAGATTCTGTTTAATGGTGGTTGTGTTAACATATTATTTTGTTTTTATAATCCATATCTTGATTTTAGTGCGTTAAAGTTTTGCAAGACTTCTGCATCAGATAATGCACGATTGTAATTATACGCAGTAGCTATATATCCATTATAATATTCACCCCCATTTACTTGTCTTGCTAGCTGAGCATTACCAGATAATGCATTCCAGTCTACTCTATATGTTAAATAAAGTATCCCGTTGTAATATACTCTAGCGTATTGTCCATCATAAGTTCCTGTTAAATTAAACCAAGTTAACTCTGGCACTTTTATAAGTTCATAACTAGCATCACATCCTATAGACCCTGGTGGACAAGGTCCTCCTGCATATCCTCCTGCAATTAATGAACCAAGAGTAGGTAGGGGATAAAAGTTATCTTGATAATCAATAGCACCTATAAATCTAGCTCTTCCTGGAGAACCTGTTCCATAAGTTATAAACCATTGGTACATATTCTCATTAGAAGGTCCTCCTTGTCTTTTAGTCCAAGCAGACAATGTCCCAGGACTAGCTCCAAATGGAAATCCATTAGTTCCTATTGGTGCATAATCATCAGAGCCATCGAAGTATATACTTCCACCTCCGTCTGTTGAATATGTTGGCCCATTTGTTAACGTGGCATTATTTCCATATCCACTTAAATCAGTCCATACTGTTCCTGTTCCAGGATACGATAGTGGGTTTCCTGCATCTAGGTTTAATACAAGTCCACTTGTAACTATTCTTTGAACATTATCTACTATCCCTGCTTTCATTTTTAAGCTACTAGATTACCAATACAATACCATTCGTTTGTTCCTATTTTAATAAGAGTTACTGCTGAATATCTCACCCCTATTTTTAAATAACCACTTTGACTATTTATTGTTAC